CGCTGACCCTATCCATCACCGGGCTGCTTGTTGCGACTTCGTCGGCGAGATTCGGGTTGTCGACGCCCCAGTGCGAGCGGCCGACAGCGAAGAGCGTGTCGTCGTCGGAGGCGACCTCCGCAACCGCGTCGACGTCGTTGTCGACGTCCTCGATCGTCGCGTGCTGGTCGAGGATGGCGTGGTCGAGGCCGCCGTAGGTGGCGAGGCCCTGGCCGACGTAGCGATCGCTGCTGAGGAAGCTGTTCAGTGGCGACTTCGGCGCTCCCGGTTTTTCATCGAAGCGTGACATGTTACTGTGACTCCTCCAGGTCGAGGTGCATCGTCGCGCGCATCGCGTACTCGTTGCTGGTGATCTCGTCCGCGGTGTCGTCGTACTCCATCAGCAGCTCGTGGAAGTCCCCGCGGCCGTTGAACATCCGGTACCAGTGGTCTTGCTTCTCTGCCAGTTCACTCGCGTCGTACAGCGGCGATTTGATGCCGCTGAGTGGTGTCATCGTCATGGTAGTTACTCACCGTTCTCGACGTACGCCTCGTCTTCTGCCTCGATCCAGTAGACCGACGCCGTCGGCCGCGCCTCCGGCGGCGGGACATCGTCCAGCGTCGCGTATTTCGGGAGCACCATAATCGACTCCGCCTGCAGCGCCGGCCCGACGTGCCGAAGGTTGACGGCGTTCGTCACGCCGTTGGCGTCCGTGTCGAACCGCCAGATGGCTACCTGCGGGTCGTCCGCGTCGATCGCGGTGGCGAGGTCGACGATCGCCTGGTCGGCGTCGTCTCGCGTCGCGTGGAGGCCCTCGTCGTACACCGCGTCCGGGTTCCACCCGATCGCGACGTCCTGGCCCGCGGTGTTGGGCTCGAGATCGATCGTCGTCACGACGTCGCGGGCGAGCCAGCCGTCGACGAACGCCTCGCCGGGCTGGATGTCCACAGAGAGGCTCGCCCCGTCGTGGACCGCGTCGAACGCCGCGAGCGCCGCGTCGTCGACGTCGGTGTACCGCTGGGCCGACCGCGTCGGCTCGTCGCCGGGGACGATCCAGCCGTCGGCGTACTGGCCGACTGCCTCGCCGACTTCGATGTTCCGGGTGATCGAGCCCTTCGCGCCGGGCTGCACGCGGTCGGTCATGTGCTCACCTCGGTGTTGTCGCTGACGTCCCGGTAGATGATGTCCACCCGAACGCGCAGCGCGTGGTCGGTCGTCTTCGGCTCCAGGCGACCCTCTTTATCGACGAGGACGACGCGGTTCACGAGGAGGTCTTGGCCCCCGGCCGGGTCGGGGTTCGAGGCTGTGACCAGCCCCGCCTCTCGGAGGTTGAAACCGACGGCGTCGTCGGCTCCGAGCAGCGTGATGGTTTGCAGGACATCGTCGTCCTGCTGGACGTCGTCGATCTCGGTCCGGTAGTTCTCCGCGCCGAGCTCGTCGTCGCCCTCGTAGTCGTCTTGGGGGAGCGTGTCGTCGCTCCCGAAGGCGATGTGGGTTGCTTCGACCGGCTCGACGTTGACGCCTCGGTTCAGCAGCGACGCGAGGTGCGTCCGGTAGTCCAGCGTCGTGAGGTTGTGCGCTGTGATCGTCTCCACCGGGTCGAGGCCGTCGAGGGCTCGCAGTTGCTCGCGAGCGCTCATCGCTTCCCAGTCGGGGAGCCGGTCGGTCAGTTCGTCTGTCTCGTAGAGCTGGACCTCGACGTTGTCGACGAGGCCAGCCGTGGTATCTGCGGCTATCATGGTGTCAGTTTCCCACGGTATCGATATTCCAGCGGCCCTCGTTCCAGACCGCCGTCGCGACCGTGTCGATCTGCGGCGACACCTCGTCGGCGACGCCGATCTCTTCGGGGATCTCGACCTCGAGGAGCAGGCCGACCGAGACGCCGATCGCGACCACTGTGTCGACGACGTCGATGAACTCCTCGTCGTTCATCTCCAGGTCAGCCAGCGCGTCCGAGTCGAGCGCGACGTTGATGTGCATCGGCTCCCGGTCGTACGGCTCCTCGATTCCAACGGCGGTCTCCTCGATGTCCAGGAGGGTCGCAATCACCGCCTGAATCTCGTCGACGGTCGCCGACGTCAGCTGCGCGCGCAGCGCGACCTGGAGGCGCGCCCGGAAGATCGCGTCGGGCTCGCCTCGGCGACGGTCGACCTCGAAGATCGTCGCCAGCTTGTCGAGCTGGTCGTCGGTGGCGTCGGTGACGAACTTCGACGCGAGGACCTCGTTACGCGCGGCTTCAAGTTCCTCGAACTGGTTGGCGAAGGCTGTCAGCAGCGCGTTCCAGACCTCGTCGTTCGCTGGGTACGGACTCTTCAGCGACCTCTCAAGGCGCTCGCGGGGAGTGCTCTCACTCATTGACAGTGACCTCGTCAATCCCGGTCATCGCCGCCTCACGGTCGCCGACCGCGATGTTGGCCTCGGCGAGATTCGCGCTGTCGTCGCCGATCTGCAGATCGGCCTCGATCACGCCGCCGACCTCCATCACGCGCCGGAAGATCTGGTCGTAGATGGCGTCCTCGCCGATCTCGAGCCCGGGGTAGGTGATCCCGTCGGAGGCCTTGCCCCCGACGTAACGGATGATGCGATCGCGGATCCGCTCGACTCCGTCCGCGGGGAAGGCGTCCGATGTCGTGAGCTGAGCGTCAACGTAAACCGTGACTTCCGTCGCCCGGTCGAACTCCTCGGTCGACCCCGTGCCGTCATCGAACTCGGCAGTTCCCGAGGCGCCGCCTATCGACTCCGTACCGGCCGCCCGGGACTCCAGGATGGCCTGCGCGATATCGTCGTCGACGACGCCGGGAGCGAAGACCGTCACCCGGGGACCGTAGCCGTCCTGATCGTTGCGGACCTCGTCGACGCGAACGGAGATGATGTCCTCGTCGTAGTTGAAGATCCGCGACTCCATCGCTGGCCCCGTCGACGTCCCGCCCCCGGCGAGACTGTTCTCGTACCGGAGCTTGAACTCGGCATCAGACTCCCGGTCGCGACCGCTGACGTAGCCGAGGTCCTCGTCGCCGGTTGGATCGAGGTTCGTCACCGCCTCGATCCCGGCGATCGCGTCGTCGATGCGGTCGATGGTGTCGGCGGCGACGTTCGTCTCCGCGCCGAGCCAGTCCTCGTCGAGATCCGACTGCCAGGGCTTCAGTGCCTCGATCGGCGCGGTGACCGTGGTCGACCCCGCCGAAAGGATGACCTCCTCGGTCGTCTCGAAGGGGATCTCCGGCTTCGTTTCCGTCCGGCGCGTCGTCACCACAGTCCCCTCGGGGATCGTGATGTCGTCGTCCGCCGCCTGGGCGCGCGAGAACTCGACCTCGCCGGTCGCGCTCCGCGCTGCGAGCCGGGAGAACCCTGCCAGCGCGAGTTGCTTGTCGAGCTGCTCGCCGAAGGAGTCCTCGTAGAACCCGGCGTAGTACACCTGTTCGAGGACTTCCCACTGGTGGGCGAACTCGACCGCCATGCCGTCGATGATCTGACGGAGTGGCGCGCCCTGGCGGACCGAGACGTCGCTGCCGGTCTCACCCTGGACGTCGTCGCGAACGTCCTCGCGGATGGTGTCGATATGCTTGCGTGTGAAACTGCCGTCGTCGCCGATGCCGTAGTCACTCATGGTGGGTCATACCTCGGTTGAAAACTCCAGTGGCGTCTCGTCGACGAGCGTCACCTGAACCGAGACTTTGACCTGCCGGGAATCGGGGCCGTCCAGCGAGTCGTCGATGTCGATGCTGTCGACCGTCGACACGCGGTCGTCCCGGAGGAGTGCATCTCGGACCTCGCGCTCGATGATCGCCGGCGCCGCGCCGGCCACCTCGAACACGCGCAGGCCGTGCTCCTCGTCGAACGGGTCCTCCGCGCGGACGGTCGCGAGCATCGTCTTCAGCTCTTGCTCGACCGCGGGCGGCCCCTCGATCCAGACGAGTTCGCCGTTCTCGAGCTTCAGATCGCCGTTCGCCTCGAGCGCCAGTGTGCGTTTGAATTTCATTCTACTGTCAAGACCTCGTTACCGCCGTGGTCGGTGATCTCCGCGGTCCCGCCGGAACCGGGGTCGGCCGTCGAGTCACCGATGCGCATCACCGGCTCCCCGTTGACCGTCAGGAGCGCGTCCTGGTCCGGCGTCAGGTCGTGCGACTGCACCGCGATACAGCCGTCCTCCTTGCTGTAGTCGTGCGAGTGGCCCGGGAAGTGCATCACCGCGGTCCCGTGGCTCGCGACGTCGACGCCCTCAACCGAGAGGGGGGAGGCGGCTGTCTCCTCGACCGTGCCGGGGGCCGGCTCCGTACACTCCGAGGGGTGGCCGTCCGCTTCGCACGGAGCGCCGACCAGCGCGACGTTCTCGGACATGGTCACCCGCCGATCGTCCCCTCGACGACGTCGACGGACGAGGCGTACCACTTGAAGTTCCCCTCGCCGTCCGAGACGATGCCGTGACCGCTGCCGTCGACCAGTTGGAACGCACCGGACTCGGGGTTCATCCGGAGTTCCGGCGCACCCTCGCCCAGGTCGATGAGGAACTCCCCGGCCTCGTGGGCGGGGACGTCGTCTTCGTCGAGCCAGATCATCGGGAAAAGCACGCCGGCCTCGAGCGTGAAGCGGCGGTCGCCGCTCGGCTCCTGGTGGCCGTGCTCCTGGATCAGGTCGTCCAGCGGGTCCTTTGAGTGCAGGAGAAGGCCTTCGTCGCCCCGGCTGACCGGGACGATCATCCCGGCGCCGTCCGCTGCGAACGGCGAGGCGACCGGGACGTTGTCGATGATCACGTTCTCGTCGGCTTTCATCGACACCTCCGCCCGCCGGGTGTCCTCGTCGACGGCCTCGACGACGACCATCGAGACCGTGTAGATGCCCTGGATCTCGGACTGGATGAACAGGCGGAGTGCCTGCACGATGTTGACCGTCATCGGCGGCCGTCCTCGCGGTCGATCTCACACCCGCAGTCGGGGCACTCGAAGTGTGTCGTTCGACCCCACTGGTCGGTCTGTGCCGTCGCTTCTCCGTCGCAGTTCGTGCAGTCTATTCTGCCTTGGCTCCATGCGTGCATGTTTCACCTCACTCAACCGAGTAGTCGGCCTCAACCGGGAGGATCGTGCCTTGGACCATGTGGTCGCCCGTCTCCGTCGACGACGTGAACTCGTAGTCTTTGACGCGGTACGCGCCCTCGAAGCGGTCGGTGTCTACGTAGACGACCGCTCCCTTCTGGATGCGTGGCTCGAGCATCGCCTCGAACTCCAGCTGTCCCTCGACATCTTCTTCGCTGCCTGACTTCTCGCCGATCGAGATCAGCATCCCCTCGTAGCTGAGTTGTGGGGCCTGGGCAACCTCCTGGTTCCGCGGGACGAAGTACAGCTGGCCGCGCGTGGCGAACCACTCCCAATCCTGGCCCGTGAACTCGGCCGCGTAGTCGAGCAGCTCGTCGAGCCAGTCGCGGACCTTCTGGTCTCTGGAGGCCGACCATCGGCCGCGGATCGGCTTTCCAGCCGTCTCCGTCGACGCCGAGAGGCCGATCTCTTCGGCGATGTCCGACGCGATCTGGTCGGGTCGGCGGTCCTTCCAAGTGTTCGAGATGCGGGCGTGCGTCGCCGCCTCGCTTTCGTCGACACCCTCGATTTTGTACTCGACGTCGCCCTCGCTGGGCGTCCGCGAGGTGTCGGTGATCTTCCCGAGGCAGACTGTCTCTCGGTCGCCGTTGACCCAGCCGAGCTCAATCCGCGCAAGATCGTCGTCGTCGATCCGGTCCCACGACTCGGGTGTGAGGTTCCAGACCAGGACCTCGAACTCCAGCGGGTCGTCCTTCGGCTTCCGAACGGTGATGTCGATATCGAGGCCGTCGAGGTTGACCTCGCCCGCGTCGACGCTCCGATGCTGCCGCCAGACCCTCATCGGTCAGTCCTCCTCGACCGCTCTCCCGGACGGCCCCGGCAGGACGTACAGGTGCATCCCGTCTCCGAGGTTCGTGGGCGTAATCTCCGTCTGTTTTCCGGTCGGATCGAAGAACGCGAAGACGAGGTACGGCATGTACGAGTACGGCCGGTACGGTGTCGCGGTTGCCTTCGTGACGCGGAACTCGCGACGGAGGTGCTCGATCTCGACGATCCACTTGCCGAGGTGGTTGTTCCAGTCGAGGCGGATGGCGAAGCGCTGGCTGGGGAACGCCTGCGGGATGAACTCCAGATGGATCGGCCGTCGCTCTTGGGCGCGGTCGGCCGGGATCGGAATGCGTTCAAGCATCTACAGGACCCCCGAGAGGTCTTCCCGGAATGAGGAAAGCGTGTTCACGATGCCGCCGTCGGAGGAATCCTCAGCGTTCCCGCCTGCGTCCTCGCTTTGGGCGACCGATGGTTCGACGCCGGCCGCGGCGCTTCCCAAGGCGCCGCCCTCCTCGTCGTCGGTCTGGATAGAGACCTCGGCCGTCTCGATTCGGGCCTCGGTGATCTCCCTGATATCGATGGTGACTGTGTAGTGCGACCGTTGCGCGTCGTTGTCGGTGCTGAGGTTAGTGAGCTTCGCGCGCGAGAGATTCACTTGGCCGACGGACGCAGGGAACGGCTCGCCCCGCTCCCGAATCCGCAACAGTTCGTTGTAAGTCGACTCGTCGACGACCGCCTCGATCGACGCCTCGGTCGGCTCCGGTCGGACGAATGAGTCGTACTCGTAGCCGGTCTCGACGCGCTTCTCGGGGGCGTTCCAGCCCCCCTTTTCCGAGGCGTTCGTGACGCCACTCTCGCCGACAAAGACGATGGTTCCGATGGTGACGATTTCTGGCATGATCTAACTTTCCTCCTCGCTGTTCTCCTCGTCGTTGCCTTCGAGGCCCACGGCTCGCTGGAGGCGCTTCTCGAGCTGTTCGAGACCCGCTGTCCCGCCGCTCTCGGTCGCCTCTGCGATCCGCTGTTCGAGGTCCTCGTCGGGCGAGACGCCCTCGAAGTTGTTCGTCTGGTTCAGCGTGATGTTGACCGGTTTGCCGCCCGCAGGGCCGCCGCCGGCCGCGCCAGCGAGCGCGCCGCCAGCACCGCCGCCGAGGGCAGCCGCAGCGCCGCCCAGGCCGGGGATCGGCGCGCCGCCGAGGACGTTTCCAAGAACGTTCGGGAGCGCGCCACCCTCGCCCTGGATGCCGCCGACGAGCGTCTGGACGAGAGCGCCGCCGCTCTTCGAGAGGTCAGAGAGCGGCCCCTGCTCCGCGTCGCTGAACGGGAGCATCGACCGCGCCTTTCCAGCAACGTCTCCAACAGCGCCGACGACGTCGCCGGCCTTTCCAGCGATCCCGCCGGCGACCGCGCCGACGAGACCAGCGCCGGCTTTGGCCCACTTCGAGGGCGACGTGATGAAGTCGATTGCGTTCTGCACGGGCTCGCGGAGCGGGTCGATCAGGGCGTTCCCCGCGCCCATGATGCCGCGGCCGATGCCCGCGATGACGTCCTTCCCGGCGTTGATCCACTTCCCGGGATCCGAGAGGAACACGAGCAGCGCGGCGAACGGAGCGAGCAGCGAGAGCGCGGCGATCGTCGCGCCGATCCGGACGATCTCGTAGAGGATGCCGACGAGCTGCGTGACCGCGCCCGCGGCGGTCCCGGCAGCGTCACCGACCCCGCCTAGGACGCCCGCAGCGGCGTCACCCGCGCCGAGAAAGTCGGTCTGGATCAGCCCGACGAGGATGGCGATCGCGGCTCCGATCGCGAGGACCGCCCAGCCGATGGGGCCGAGGGCGTTCCAGAGTGCGTAGGCCCCCGCTGCGGCAGCGCCGAACCCCGCGGTGAGGAGGCCGAGAGCCGCCGTTCCGACGCCCGCTGCTGTCGCGTTGGCGAATAGCGCCGTCACGGAACCCCAGAGGGCGGCCGTCTTCGCGGTGATCGCGGCGGTCAGCGTGCTGGTTGAGGCGGTCATCAGCCAGATAGCCGCGTTCTTCGCTCTGGCAGCCGAGGTGTACGCCCACATCGCGGCCGCTCCAGAGTAGGTGCTCGTAGCCAGACCAGCCTCCGCGACGGCGGCCAGCTTTGCCTCGACCCACATCGCACCGAGCGCGACCGTTGCGGCGCCGAGCGCGCCCGTGAGGACGGCCAAGGCGGACCCGACGGCCATCATCGCGTTCTCGTTGTTGTTCAGGATGTTGATCCCGGCGGCCAGTTTGCCGTTGAACCAAGTGATCGCCGGTCCGGCCCCCGTGTAGATGGTGAACGTGAGCGCGGAGAAACTCGACCGCATGAACTCCACCATCCCCGCGGTGGTCGACATCTGCGAGGCCGCGATGTCCGCCGCGGTCGTCGCGCCGCCGATGCCCTCGGCGAGTTCCTCGACGGAGTTGTTCGTGTTCTGGATGTCGTTCGCGAGCGTCCGCGCGGCGTCACCGGAGAGGTTCAGCCCGACCTGCAGCCGCTGGGCGATCTCCTCGGTGCTCTCGCCCTCCTCGCTGAGCTCGCGAAGCCCCTCGACCAGTTCGCGGGGCGTGATATTCCGGTCGACCTCCATCCCGAGCGCCTCGGAAACGCCCTCGAGTTCCTCGGCGTTGAGCTGGGAAAGTTCCCCGATCGACGCCTTGATCTCGGAGCGGAAGCTGTCCCCGAGCTTCTCGTTCAGCTCCTCAGTCGACTCCAGCAGCGGGAGGAGTGCGCGCGCGCCTCGACGCCCGGCAAGTTCGGTCGCGACACGCATCCGCTCGGCGTCCGACTCGAGATCTTCCATCCCCGCGCCGAGCGTCCCGAGCACGTACGAGAGGTCGCGGAGTTGGCCTTGCGAGTCCGTGATGTCCTCAATGGAGACGCCGATCTCCGCGAGGGCGTCGGCTGCTCCGCCCGTGCCGGAGATGATGCGTTGGAGCGTGGTGTTTAGCGCGGTCCCGGCCCGGGAGGCCCGGATACCGCGATCGGCGAGCACGCCGACCGCCGCAGACACCTCTTGAATGGAAACGCCAGCTGTCGCTGCGGTCGCGCCGACGTACTCGATGGCCTGACTCATCTCGCGGATGTTCGTCGCGGAGTTGCTGAACGTCGCGGCCATCGTCGCGGTCACCGTCGACGTCTGCTCGGCCTCGAGGCCGAACATCCGGAGCGAGGAGGCCGTCGTCCGGGCGGCCTCGCCCATGTTGAGTGACGAGGCGACCGCGAGGTTCGCGACACCGGTCGCCGCGTCAACAGCCTCCTGGGCGCTGAAGCCAGCGAACGCCAGCTGCTCCATCGCGTCCGCGGCGTCGCGGATCGCGATCGGGAGGTCAACGCCCAGCTGCATCGCCGTCGACCGCAGCGTCTCCATCTCCTCGTTGGTCGATCCAGTGACGACCCCCAGTCGGGCAAACGTCTGTTCGGTCTGTCCGTGCTGGCGAGTGAGCGCGATGAGACTCCCCGTGAGGACGGCAGTCGCGGCGCCGGCCGCCACGAACGCCGACCCGAGGGCGTTGGCCCGCTGCTCGGCGTTACTCATCGAGTCGGAGACATCGTCGCCGGCAGCTTCCGCTCTCCGTAGTTCGCCCGAGGCGCGGTCGTCCGCCGTCAGGACCGTGGCGATCCGTCGAGCATTCCCTGAAAACATAGTCAGTTAGTTGTTATGACGGTGTCTCGTTGCGCCACTCCGGACGTCACACCGGGCGGGGCTGCTCCGGGGACCTGCAGGTCCAGCTGTTGCTGAGCCTGCTCGGTGTCCGGCTCGACTGCGTCGTAGCATTGGGCGTAGAACAGGCGTTTTCTCCACGGCCACTGGGCGACCTCTTCGATCGGCTTCCCGGTCTCCTTGTGGATCGTGGTGGTCAGGCGTCCTGCTGGGGACTTGGCCCAGCGTCGGGAAAATCCACCATCTGGTGGATGCCCGCGAACTCGGCGATCTTCATGGCGAGGCCGATGCGCTCGCCGCTGCGCATCTCACGCCACTTCTCGGGCGTGACCTCGGGGGCCTTCACCGCGGACTCGACCAGCTTGAACATCCGGTCACTGCCGTCGAGGCCATCGCCCTCGCCGTCTGCACCGCCGGCCGCACCGGCGATCATGTTCAGAAGGTCCTCGTCGTCGGGTTCCTCGACGAGGAACTGCATCCCGGCGAACTGGATCACCTCCTCGGCTTCGCCGCCGAGCGTCCACTCCTGGTTCTCGAGCTCTTCGAGGTCGATCTCGGAGGCATCTACCTCGCTGAGATCGACGTCGTCCTGTACGGCCTCCTCGCTCTCGGGGTCGGGGTCTGTTTCCTCTGTCATCGAGAATCAGCTCAGTTGTGCCGCACCTGGTCGGCCGTCCACTCGCCCTCGTACATCGGCATCGAGTCCTGCTCGTAGTCGTCGGACGGCCCGAAGCTGGTCAGCTTCGCGTCGATGAAGTGGCTGTCGTCTCGCGGTTCCGCTTCCGCGTACTTCACAGCGAGCGTGAACGTCTCTGCGTTCTGGAAGATGTCCTCCAGGACCGGGATCGAGGGCGACGTCGCCTTCACGGCGACCGTCCCCTCGTACTCCCCGTTGACGATGATCCAGACGTTGCCGTCGTCGCCCATCGTCTGTTCGCGCTCGTGGTCTCGAGTCTGGTCGTAGCCGATCGTGTCGAGGTCGGCCACGCGCTCTCCGTTCACGATGACGGAGATCTCGTCCGCGTCGAAGTCTCGTGTTTGTGGCATGGTTTACTCTTAGATGCTCACGTTCAGCGTGAGGCCGAACTCGTGGCCGTTCCCGCTGAGCGTTCCGTCGATTCCGATGCCAGTCCACCGTCGGTCCGCGCGGTCCGCTTCGCTGAGGTCCTCCACGGCCGGAACCTGGACATCCACCTCGGTGAAGGGGTCCTCCGGGCCGCCCTCGTAGTCCGAGAGCGCCGCGGTGATCTCGCTCGAGATCATCGACCGGCCGTCGTCGGTGAACGGGATGCGGTTCTCCTGGAGGCGGAGGTCGCCCAGCGCCGTCTCGACGAGCCGGGCGGCGAACGCCTGTGTCCGGGCGACGTCCCAGAACTGGAAGTCCGACTCCGTGCCCGCGGTCGTCAGCGAGTTCGACAGCACGAGCGTGCCGTCGCGTGGCTCGATGATGACGTTCGTCGGGCCGGTGCCGTTGTTGGTCGAGGAGCCGCCCTCGAACGTTCCAAGTTCGCCGGGTTCGCCGACGAGGTCTGCCCGGAACGGCTCGCTGCTGAACGGGTAGCCTTCGCCGTCCCAGAAGGGATCGAACCAAGGGTCGTTCCGAGCGAGCTGCCCGAGTACGTACCCGCCGGTGTCCTCGTCGGACTTGTGGACGTACGTGAGCAGGTCGCCCGACTGCACGTACGTGCCAACGTCATGCGCGAGCTCCATCGCCGCGAACTCATCCGCGACGGTTCGTGCGTCGACGTACGGCGCGACGATGCCGACGCCGGCCTCATCGCCCCACGTCGCAAGGGCGTCAAGATCGCCGATGCTCTCACGGCCGGCCTCGACATTCGCGAGTGTGGCGACGTCGAGGCCCTCCTCGGTGACGACCTGAAGGTCATCCCAGTTGACGTGGGAGTACGAGAGCGTCGCGCTCGTGCCGTCGTCCGTCGTGATCACGCCAGACTCGGTGTTCACCGCCACCTCACCCGCGTCGGGCGCTGCCGGCGGGTTCTCGGTCGAGTAGACGACATCTCGCGCCGCTGCGGTGACGCCGGTCTTGCCGAGGATCGGCGTGTTCACGACGGCCGCACCGTCGTCGACGTCTTCGTCTTGGACGACCGTCTCCTCGAGGACGATCACGTACCAGTGCTGCGCCCCCATCTCTGCGATTGCTTCGGACGTGGTGAGGACATCGCTGTCCTCGCCGTAGTCGTTCGATACGTCGCTGGCGCGAGTGTACTGCCGGAGTTCGCCGAAGGCAGCCCCCGGCGGCTGATCCGTCGCCGTGCCGATCACGACGACATCGGTCAGCGTCTCCCGCGGTCGCGCCGCGATTTCTGCGGTCAGATCGATGTTAACAACTGTGGTTGGCATGCGTGTGGTCTGCTGTCAGGTTAGTTTCGCGTCTGTTCGACCTCGTACTCGACGGCTTCCGTCGCCTCCGTCGTGACCTCGTGGTCGACCGTGTGCCGGAGGCGGACCACCCACTCGATGCGGTAGGTCCGCTCGACCCGGCCGGGCGTCGGCGCGCTCTGGATGTTCGCGACCATCGGCCGCTGGCCGTTCTCACCCGGGCTGTTGAGGTCCAGTTCGAACCGGCAGAACTTCCACAGCTGCCGGGCGATCTGGCCGCCCCGAACCTGCGGCGGGACGCCGTTGGCGTCGTGGCGCGCCTCGACCGCGACCGAGATCGAGAGGTCGTCCCTGACACGGGCCGCGTTGACCTCGACGAGCTCGTCCTTACCGCCGGGCTCGACCGCGCGGACGTCGCCGAGCGGCTGCCGGTCGGTGTCCGGCTCGCCCTGGATGTCCCAGTCGAATACGACCGCCGGGTACTCCGGTCCGTCGCTGGCGTCGTCGCCGTCGACGTCCGAGCCGCCCCAGTACGGCGTCAGGTCGTACTGGAACTCGTTTCCCTCGTACTCGACCGTGAACGTCGATGGTAGCGCGGCCTCGAGACGGTCTTCTTCGGCAGTCGTCAGCATCTGGGATCAGAGCTCCGCGCCCTCGAGGCGCGTGTCGATCTCGCGGCCGATCACGTCCTCGGCCCGGTTCCGTGCGTAGATCCCGGCCGGCGCGAAGATGGGGCGGCGAGGGATGCCCGCCTCCGGTGCGCCCATCTCGTGGACGGCGCCGTAGACCAGCGACGTCCCGATGACTGCCACGAGGCGGCCGGTGTCGACCTCGGACGTCGACTGGATATCGCCTCGCAGGTTGCTCGTGTCGACGAGCGGCGCGGAGTTGCCGGTGCGGACCTTCCGCGACCGGAGGGTCTCCGGCTGGATCGGCTTCCAGTCTCGCCCGAGGGCGTCCTGGCCGTTCCGCATGTTCTCGTCGAGCCGGCTGAGCGTCTCCGAGTGCAGCTCCACGAGGCCTTCCGCAAGGCCGCCATCGAGGGCGTCCCGGACCTCGTCGAAGTTGTTCTCGTCGTCGACCATCTCACTCGGCCTCCAGGAGGTCGCCCTCCTCGATCGCGCGCTCGATGCGGGCCGAGCGGCGGACGGTCTGTGCATCGGCCGGCTCGTCGAACCAGACGCCAGCGACGTACTGCTGGCCGGGATCCGTCGGTCGTACCCGAACGAGTTCGCGTTCGAGTGGCTCCAGGACCGTCGATCGGTCCTTATGCTCGCGCTCGAACTCGATGAACTCGGCGAGGCGGGACGCCCCGAAGCCGTCGACGGCGTCGAGCGTCTCCTCTCGGTTGAGGTCCTCGTAGTTCTGGATCATGGTAGATCGATCTCCGTGTCGCGGTCGCACTCCAGCACGAGGAACCCGTGGCGCTGCGAGCGGTCGGCGTCGAGGACGACGTACGCGACGCCGTCCTGGACGATGCGAGTTGCACCGTCGCCGCCGCCGTCGTCGATCCGGTCGGCCTCGTCCTCGTGGACGAGGTAGACCATGTCGGCCTCAACTTCGACGCCGTACTGGCCGTACGAGACCGACTTCCCGCCCGGGTCCGGGACCGCCGGGATGGTGATCGGCGCGTCCTCGTGCAGCGTGTTGGGCGTCCCTCGCGACGTCGACGCCGCGTCGTCGGCCTCGTACGGGTAGAGGTCGACGTCCACGCCGTCCCGTCGGAGGGTTCGCTTCGCCTGGTAGGACGCGCTACTCATGCTGTCACGCTCCAGAAGTCGCCGTTCCCGGGACCGAGCGTCCCGGACTCGTCGTACTCCATCGCCGTCTGGCCGTACGGAGTGGCCTTCAGCGACTCGCCGTCAAACGCGCCGGCGAAGTCCCGGGAGATCGGCCCCGTGGACTCCGACGTCGTGACGCGCTCGGACTCGACGAGGAACTTGATGCGGTGCCGGGCGAGGTTCCGCTCGATCCGCTCGAGGCGGCGCTCGGACATCCCCCGGTGCATCAGCTTGTCGTCGACCTCCATGTTCGCGGCACCGATGTGGTCGACGATCTCCTTGTCGTTGAGGTCTGTCTCGAAGCGGCCGCTCTTCACCTGCTCGACCGATGTCCGATACTCCTCATCCTTGGCCATGGGTTACGCCTCGCGTCGCTCTTCGATCGCGTCGGTTGCTCCCTTGCGATCCTTGCCGTCGGTCTCGAGCTCGGCCAGCCGGTCGAGGTGGTCGTCGTACTCGCCCGTCGCGAGCGCCTCGGCGACCTCGTCGTTAGTGCCGTCGAGGACCTCCAGAAGTTCCTCGTCGGAGACCTCCTGAACGTCATCCTCGCCGCCGACGTCGTCGCCGTCCTCGTCGATTGTTTCCGGCACTGCCTCGTCGTCGGCCGTGGCGTCGGTCGGGTTCTCGACGCGCTCCCAGTTGCCGGAGCGGTGGTCGAGGTACTCGTCGACGCGGTCTTCGTCGTCGAACTCGTGCTCCCCGCCTATCGTTTTGAACCCGCGGTCCGAGTCGATGAACGTCCCGCCGGTCCAGATGAGTCTGGCCATCTCAGGAACCTCGTCAGATGTCCTGGATGACGAGCCAGTGCTCGGGCAGCTGCAGGTGGAAGCCGACGTCCTGGAACGCCTTCAGCCAGGTGACCCGCGGGTCGTCGCCGACCCAGGTCTGCGTCCCGAAGCCGCGTGTCGCGTCGAACGCGACGTTCGGCGTCTCTGGGGCCTCCGGCTCGTCGAAGTCGCCCATGTTATCGCCGAACCACGGCATGAACGCCGTCGGGCCGGGGCGGCCGATGACGATGTTCCGCCGAGTGGTGCCAGCGGCCGGGTCGTACGGCTCGAGGACGTTGTCGAGCACGGCGTTGTCGACGTCCTCGACGATGTTGCCGTTGTCGTCGAGGAAGTTCCCGTTCGCGTCCGTCCGGGGGATCTGCGCCCGGACCTCGCGGATGTTCGGGATCTCCGAGTCGATGAGCCGCTCGACCTGCTCGCCAGAGAGGCCGCGGACCTCGACGCCCGAGAACCTGTCTTTCAGGTCCTCGTTCATCTTGAGGTCGTGCCAGATGCTCGGCGTGACGTACATCCGCGGCTCGATCTCGATGTTCTGGTCGAAGAAGCCCTGCTGGGTCTGCTTCAGCAGGAGGGACGCCGTCGCGAGGTCCTCGTAGGGCTTCGCGTTGGCGTGATCCGAGTACGCCGTCGCCGGCTGGAGGACGTGATCGCCCGGGAGGTTCGGGTGAGCAGCGTCTCCCGTCGTGCCGATCAGGCCGTCCGTGACCTCGTCACCGCGCCACGCGACCTTCTCCCGGGTGAGGAACGTGGTCGCGCGGAGCTGGCGTGCGGCCCAGCGGTAGAGGGAGAGGATGTCGCGCTCGGAGTTGAGCTTCGTGTCCGTCTCCTTCTCGGGGGCCATCTTCTCCTTGTACCCCTTGGTCGTCACGGAGTTCTCGTCGATGTCGCCGAGGGTCCCGATCGGCGATTCCGACGCGTACGGGACGTGCTGCATCGTCCCGACGGCGCCGCCGATCGAGAAGTAGTTCTCTTCAGGTGCGTCGAGGTCCACCGCTGGGAAGATCGAGTTCGCCGAGGCCATCCGGTCGGTTCCGGTGATGAACTCGAGCTGGTCGACGTCCTGAACGATCTCTTCACGTAGCGTCTTCGGCGAGAGCAGTCCCGCCTTCTGGAAAGTAAGTCGTGCCATGTGCGTTTCCTATGGTTTAGGCCCGCCGAAGAACGGCGATCTTGTTGGCGGTCATCGCCGACGCGCGAGTCCCCGTCGCGAAGACGCGACCGAGGATCATCTCCGACGTGTCGCCCCCCGCGCTGTCGTACGCGCGGACGCCGTCGGCGGTCAGCACCACGAGGTCGCCGACGGCGAGTCCTTCGCCATCGACTTCCTCGTACCAGTCGACGGGACCCTCTGCGAGCACCGTTGCGGTGCCGATCTCTTCGTTGTTCCCGTACGCCGTGTCCGGGTCGTACTCTTCTGGTTCGCGCGCGAGCGCGCCGATCGCCGCGCCGGCCTCCGCCGGCAGTTCGCCGAGCGTCCGCCCGGCGTCCTCGCCGACGAGCTGGACAGGGTCACCGCGCTCGGCGACCGCGCCAGCGCCGTCGGCCCGGAGCGTGACCGGGATCGCTTCGCCTGGTTCGTAGAGTCTGAGGTCTCCCTGCGTCATGATCAGTCACCGTCCTCGCTGCGGACCGCACTGCGCAGCTGCTCGACGTCGTTGTACTCCGCGGGGTCGACGTCGTACGTCTGCTGGAGGTACTCGCGGTTTGAACCGTCGGCGGCGAGTGCGTCGCTCGCGTTCATCACCTCGTCGGCGAGCTGCTCGGCCTGCTCGAGCTCGTCGTCGGAGAAATCGCCCCCGGGGTCGCCGGGGTCATCCGCCTCCCCCCGCGGCGTCGGCGAGCCCGCGAGCTGTTCGCGGACGATATCGACTGGTTCCTCGTCGTCGTCCTCGTCCCAGCCGGCGTCGACCGCCAGCGTCTCGACGAGTTCGGACGGCTCGAAGCGGTCGGCGAGCTGCTCGGCCGAGAGCGGCGAGTCCGCTGCGGCGAGCTCGGCGAGCATCTCCGCCAGCGGCTCCACCTCGCCCTCGAGTTCCTCGATCCGCTCGTTCAGTTGTTCGATCGTTTCCTCGTTGTCGGAGAGCTGCTCTTCGAGGTCGTCCTTGTCGTCCTTGAGGTCGTCCCTCTCGGATCGGACCTCGGCGAGCTGCTCCTGGAGTTCTTCCGGGTCTGCCATGTGTGGTGTAGTACCGTCGTCAGGACCGTCTCCCCCGGACGAGCCGGTGGAGTCTGTCCCTGATCCCGCACGGGATTCCGCCCGCTCGTCCGCTGCCTGTTCGCCTCCGGGACCGAGACGCATCGAGAGGCCCTCGAATGCGACGTCCTCGACCCAGTCGTAGCCCTCATGGACCTCAAACGGGGTGTCATCGAGCGCCGCTACGATCTCGCCGTTGAGTTCGTCGAGGTCCGCGCCCTCGCGGTCGATGATCGCCACGAGTTCGGGGTTGTCCTGGGTCTGCGACCGCGTCGCGCTGACGCCGTCGATTGCCTCCAGGTTCTCCACCGCCTCGTCGAGGAACCCGTCGCCGAACATCTCCCCGTAGGCGTTGAACCGAAGCGTCATCAGACGCCCCAGCTGCTCCGCGTCCGGGTCTTCGACGTCGACGAACTGCTCCTCAAGCGCGGCCTCCGAGACGCCGAGCGTCTCGGCCAGCTCGGGCGTCCGGTCGCTCCAGGCCGTTGCGGCCGCCACGCCGAGCGCCTCCGCCGAGGACTTCGCCTCGATCGATGCGCCCTCCGAGGCCCCACGGTCGAGGATCGTGATGTACGGGACGTCGAGGATCTCATCGACGCGGTACGCGCCGAGTTCCTCGTCGTACTCCCCGAGGACGCGCCACATGTCGGGTGACACCTCAACGAGGCCCGCCTCGACCAGGTTGGCGAGGTGGTCGTCGAGCACTTCCGCGTCTTCCGACACGGGGCCGACGCCATTCTCGTACTCGAACGAACCAGCACCGCCGACGATCTCGTCGGGGTCGGCCTGCTCAAGCATGTCCTTGTGGCCCTCTCCGGGACGCCCCTTCAGGAGCTTCGCGTCGTCGAACGCGCCGTTCTCGACGCCCGCTCGGAGCGTCTCGCGGTCCCAGTAGGTCTTTTTTTCCGAGCCGCCGCGGGTGACGTCGCCCTCGCCGATCGGGACGATCCGGACCTGCTGGTCCTCGTCGTCCTCGTCGATCGAGGCGATGCCGCCCGCCAGCGTCTCGGCCTGTTCAGGGTCGTTGGGGTCGGTCATGTCAGGTCATACCTGATGCGCACGCCGGGAATCGAACCCGGCCCGCCTCGTGGCGGGAAACCATCGGACGCGGTCCGCTCGCCGACGCCGATCACGACGCGGTCGGCGTCGATGTCGTGGCCGCCGGGCTCGAGCCCGAGGAGGTCGTCTTCGGCCGGACGATGCACCGGCAGCGCGGGTGGAACGGGGGACCGTCGCTGCGGGCCTCGTTCAGCTCGAGCGTCCGGCCGTCCCAGGGCGTGCAGATGTCGCAGACGTGCTGGTCGCCCGACGTCGAGATCTCTGCGAGAACCTGAACCTGGGTGTCTTCGCCGAGGACGCGCTCGTACTGTGAGATGGTGGCCTCGTTGTGCGAGTACATCACCTCGGTCCGAGCGAGCGTCGTCGCCCGCGTCCGCCCGATCGCGTCGACGCGGCTGGTGAGCCGGCGCGCCATCTCGTCGGGATGGACGCCTTCGGCGAGGCCGCCGGCGAGCTCGCGGGAGATCTGCCGGGAGACCTCCTGGGTGATCCCCTGGAGCGCCTCGAAGTTGCGCTCGTAGAGGAGCGCCAGCCGGTCGCGGTGGATGGGGCGCCGGATCGCGGTCGCGACGTCCGCGTCGATCGGGTCCTCCTCCATCCAGCCGTTCGCGTTCTTGATGCCGCGCTCGTAGGCCGACCGGACGTACGTGTTCTCCTCGCGAGAGATGATGTCCAGAACGCCCGCCTCCTGTTGGCCGCGCAACCACTCCATGAACGCCTCGTGCTTCCGGGAGAGCCGGTCGAACTCGAAGTCTCGAGCGACCAGGTCGTCCGCGTCGAAGTCATCGGCCAGCTGCTCGACGAGGTCCCGGGCGGCATCGCACTGCTGATCGGCCAGCAGGTCGACGAACCGCTCCCGGACCTCGTCCGGTGCGTCCCCGGCCGCGAGGATGTCCGATAGCGACGTCCCCTCGCCGTCATCGTCGGCGATGGCGAGGACGTCACGCTCGGCGACGCCCCGGCGGATCTCCGCCCGGATCGTCGCGAAGCGCCCCCGGAGCTTCTGGGCGTACTTCCGCTGGATGGTGGTCGTCTGCGAGGGGTCGTTCGCGTGGGCGTCCCGGCCCCCGGGCTTCGTCGGGCGGGCGTGCTCGTCCTGGAGTTGCTCGACGCCGGCGAGCGTCGCAGCGCCGGCCGCGAGCTGCTCGCCGAGTGCGTCGACGTCAGACGGCCCGGATATCGTCTCCCACGGGCCGCCCCCGGGGTCTGAACTCGCGCTCATCAGCCCTCCTCTTCGTCATCGCCGTCCTCGGTCTCCTCCCCGTCCTCGCCGCCGTCCTCATCCTCCTCATCGTCGCCCTCGCCGCTCTCGTCGTCCTCATCGGGGGCGATCCCCTCCATCGCTCCCGGCGTGTCCTGACCGTCGTCGATCTCGAGCGGGTCCGCTTCCCACTCGTACTCCTCCTGCTTCTCCTCCAAGTCGAAGCCAGAGAACTCGGCGAACGCTTCCGCCGGGAGGTCCTGCTCGACGTTGCCCTGCTTGAACGCCTTCCAGGCGTTGGCGAACGTCTGCAGGTTGTCGGCCGGGAAGCTCTCGCGACGGAGCGGGTTCTCGTCCTCGGGCGGCTCGATCGCGAAGGAGACCTCGCCGTCGTACCGCGCGCCGCTCGCGAGCTCGTCGGCCTTCTCTTGGATGACCGGCTGGAATTTCCGCTCGAGGTACCGGCGCTCGTCGTCGATCGCCTCTTCGTCCTTCTCCCGCTGCGGGTCGACCACGAACTGGTTGAGGTCGTCGGCGTACGCGATCTGGTACTTCCCGACGGGCATCACCGCAAAGATCTGCTCGACGTCGTCCCGGATCGGGTCCTCAAGGTCGGGGACATCCCCGCTCTCGACCTGAACGTTCACCTCGTGCGGGACGAAGTCGACGCGGCCGGCGAACGACTGCTGTTCGCCCCCACGCTTGTCGTCGTCATCGGGGCCGTACTCTGAGGAGACGTCGCCCTCGTGGTGGGCCTCGGCGTACTCTTCGGCCTGCCCCATCGACCAGTTGTCGCTGGAGTAGATCCGGTGCGGGTAGCCTGTCTGGCGGATGGCGAAGTCCCGGTCATCGAGCTTCTGCAGCAGGGCGTCGATCCGGTCGTTGATCGACTCGTATATCGATGTCCCCCAGACCTCGCCGTCGTCGACGTCCCAGGTGAACTTGATCACATCGTCGACGGAGAAGTGGATGGGGTCCTTGTCGGTCCCCGACTGGACGACATCCTCGTGATACTGCGTGTACGCCGCCGCCTTCCCCGTCGGCGTCCGGGGGTGCTTCTCGTGGACATCGTCATCGGGCTGGGTGAGGATCGGCTGGCGCTCCCGGGTGTGGAACTTGAACGTCGACGGGTCGAGCGTCATCAGCGCCACGACTGCGTCGGGGTCAGTGTCGGTGCCGACCTTCTCGACGAGTTCCGTCCCCTTCCCGCGGCGCTTTTTCGGGATCTGTTCAAGAAGGATCCGGAGGTCGTGGCCGAGTTCCCCGGCGTGGATGACGCAGTTCTCCGCCCACAGCTTCAGGGCCTCTTCCATGTCCTCGTCGCGCTCGCCGTTTGAGTCGCGGACGCGGATCCGGTAGCCGGGCGCGACCACCGACGACGAGAAGTCGTTCAGCGGGGCGCGGGTGAGCGCGAACTGCTCGTAGTACTGGGTCCAGTACTCGTCGATCGTCGCCGGCGGCGGCCGCCGCTCGGACGTCACCGCCTCGTCCGATGGCGAGCCGTTCGAGTAGCCCAGGACCCACGAGAGGAATCCCTGATCGCCGTCCTCGTCGCGGACGTACTCGGAGCGTCGGTGCTCTCCTCGAGGAGCCGGCTCGTCGCCGTCGCCCGAGGCCGATGGTGCCAGTTGCTCGATGCCTCCGCGGAGTCTGTCTCTGATGCTCATGATTACTGACTGATAAGGAACCCTTCGCCGGAGTTCTCCTCGGCGGCGCACCCCTCGGCCGCCCAGGCCCCCATCATCAGGGAGTCCAGGCGGTCAGGCGAGCGCCCGAGGCGCTGCTTCACCTCGTCCTTCGGGGTGGCCTTCACGAGGTCGCCCGAGCGACGCCGGCGTTCCTCCAGCTCGATCGTCCGGGCGGCCGCGAACAGTTCCTCGCGGAGGTCTGCCACGTCCTCGGTGTCGCTGACGATCGCGATCTCCGGGAGGTGCTGGCTGAGGGCATTCAGACCCTCGGTCCACTTGTCGTAGTACTCGTCGGCCCCGTCGCCGTCGCCGATCTGCTCCTCCTCCGGCGCGGCGCCGGACTTGAACCGGGCGACCGTCTTCCCGCCGTACGCCTCAACCAGGTCGTCCGCCAGGCCCGAGCCCTCGCCGACGGCGTCGACCGCCATCTGCGGGACGAACTCGAGGTCGTCGACGATGTCCCGGACGCGGCTGTAGTTCTCGTTGTGGTCGACTTTTTTCCAGGACGTCACCTGAGCGACGTGCTCGTAGATGACGGTGACCACCGTCGAGTCGCCACCCTTCCGCGCGACGTCGACGGCGACGCCGAGCAGCTCGCCCCACTCGTTGCGATCGGGGACTTCGTTCTCGTCGACGCAGGTGCGGACCTCGTCGACGTAGAACGGCCGATAGGACTCGGCCCCGTCCGGAGGGATGATCCCGGCGCGCCGCCGGTACCACTCCTCGTTCAGGTCGTTCCGGAAGTCGGGGTTCGGCCGGAGGTCCGGGTCCTGCTCGAACGTCGGCTCGCCGTCCTCGTCGAGCCGGGGGGCGGACATCCGAAGCGCAGTCTCGAAGCCCGGGCGGAGCGCCTCGATCAGCTTGTCGCGCTCGAGGTCGCCCGTCTCGATCCGGTCGAGTAGGATGCCAACGCCGGGGTAGTCGCCGTCCCAGGCCTCCTGAACGCCGGGCCACGGCTCGTTGTTATCGTCCTCCCAGTCCTCGGCGATCTTCGGGAGGTCGACCAGGCCGGGGATGTGCTCGGCGTCGAGCTTGCCGGCGTCGACGAGGACGTTGTGGGACTCGAAGCTGGAGAACTGGATGACATGCCACTTCGCGTTGCGGAGCTTCTCGTAGACGATGTTGTCCTCGCCCCGCGGCGGGTTACAGATGGCGACCATCCGGTCGTTCGCGTCGGTGATGTTCGACTCGGCCGACTGGAAGTGGTCCTCGTGGATCGAGGGCTTATCGGCCTCCTCGATGACCATCAGCATCTCGCCTGCGTGCCGCCCCTCGAGGTCGTCAGGATACCGAGGCGAGACGGCCTTCCAGTACCACGAGTCGTCGATGTCGAGCCGGTACGGGTTCGAGTCGATCGTGCGGCCCGGCAGCGACGTCTGCTTCCAGATCGACTTCATGGGCCGCCACATCGTGTCCTCCAACTGGGAGTACGAGCCAGACGTCGTCTGGTTCTCGCTGTCGATGTTCGAGTACAGAAATGCGATGTTGAGCGCGGAGACGCCGTAGGACTTTCCGACGCCGTTCCCCGATTGGATCAGCACGTAGCGGTGCTGGGCGGCCGCCCGTAGCAGCCGCTTCTGGGTGTCGGCCAGCTCGAGCCCGAGATGGTCCTCGGCGAACCGAACGTACCGGTTTGGGCCGGTGGTGTACCTGCTCGGGTCGAGGTCTGGGCTGTCGTCCGTGGAACTCATGTCAGAGACGTGGGGTTCAGTCGCTGGTGCCGCTCTGGATGTACGCCCGCCAGTCGTCGACGTTGGAGACCTCGACGCGGTCGGGGGCGCGGTCGACCTCGCCAGTCTCGAAGAGCCAGTCGTTCCACATCGTGACGACCTTCGCCGCCTTGTACGGCTCGCCCTCGTCCATCAGGTCCTGGATGGCGGCGTTGTACACCAGGTGCGAGACCATCTGGGCGTCGTCGCCGACGCACGCCGTGATGTGGTCGCGGAGCCGGTCGAAGTCCTTCGAGATGTTCGACTGCGAGGTGTCGTACCGCTTCGCCAGCTCGCTCTGCGTGATCGCCCGGGGATGGCCGGCCCGTTCGATGAGTGATAGGATTTCGGCACGGCGCTCGACGTACGAGTACTCCGTCGGGTGTTTTTCCTCGGGAACGTCGATTGCGCCGTAGTCGATATCATCACTCATTATCGCCGGCGTCGCCCTCGTCGGCGTCGCCGTCCTCGGCGGCCTCTTTCGCACGCACCGCTTCGCTGATGCGCCGGTCGACGATCTCCTGGTAGACATCGCCCTCGAGTTCGAACCCGACGCACTCCCGGTCGGCCCGGACCGCGGCGACCGCCGTTGAGCCGGAGCCCGCAAAGGGGTCCAGGACGACATCGCCGGCGTCGGTGCTCTGCTCGATCAGCTCTTCGAGGAGACCGACCGGCTTCTGGGTGGGATGCTCGTTGCCCTCCGTCGAGTGCTTGTGGACGATGATGTCCGGGCGGGTGTGCTTCAGGGGCCGCGGCGCGTCGAGCGTCGCGTAGAGGATGAACTCGTGCTGGAGCCCCCAGTTCGTCCCGCCGGTCCCGAAGTTCGGCTGGTTGTTCGGGACCGTCTTGCACCAGACGATGCAGTTGCGGACGTCGAACTCCTCGTCGACGAGGATGTCTCGGAAGAGGTCGTACGTCTTCCAGCTGGCGAACACGTAGGCGTGGCCGCCGGGCTTGAGGACGCGCCGGAGCTCCTTGGCGGCGTCCCGGAACACCGAGAGCGCGCCGTCGAGGTCGTCGTTCGCGACGGTTCCCGAGTGGGAGACCGACCGGGAGCCGAGCGTCTCGGAGAGGTCGACGTCGATGCCGTAGGGTGGGTCGGTGAGCGCGAGGTCGACCGAGTCGCCCTCGAGGCGCTCAGCCATCCCTTGGATGCAGTCCTCGAAGTACACCTGGTGGTCGACGTCGTACTCGTAGGCGACGCCGGCGCGGGAGTCCTGGCGGATCTCCGAGAGCAGCGCGTCGAGGTCCTCACCGCGGGCCTCGGCCAGCGCCGTGATCTCCTCGCTCTTGCCGTGGGCGAGGAGGTAGTCGTACTCGAGGGCGTCGCGGGTCTGGTCGTGCTCGCCGGAAATCTTGTTGAGTTGCTGCCGCCAGAGCCGCCGTTCGGCATCGCTCTCGAAGTCGTAGAACTTGACCGGGACCTCTTCGAGCCCGATCTCTGTGGCGGCGCGCCAGCGATGCTCGCCATCGGCGATCAGGCCCTCCGCGTCGCCGTCGTACCCGGGGAGGTCCCCAGTGTTCGCGACGATCGCGTTCCCGATCCAGCCCTTCGTTTGCATGTTCTCGCACAGCAGGCCGAAGGTGGCCTCGTTCTGTTCGTTCGGGTTCTCGCCATCGACCTGGAGCGCCTCCGGGTCGACGGGTTCCTCTCGGTCTGGGGTTGGTAGTTCTTTCAGTTCCATGATAGACGCCTCGTAGTCTGGGCCGTTGGAGCGGCCCGATTCGATTCCCTGGGTCAGTTACTCGTCCGAGATGTAGTCCCGCCAGTCGTCGGCGTCGCCGACCGCGACGTGGTCGGTGTTGTCGACGATGTTGAACTCGCTGACCAGCTGCCGGTACTCGCGGAGGTGCCGCGAGTCACCCGACCGCCGGTAGCGAACCCAGGCCTCCGCGGCCTGGCGACGGATGATCTCGAGCTGTTCGTCTGGCTCCTCGCTCCCGAGCGCGCCGGCGACCTCGTCGATCGCCTCCTCTTCGCGGTCGGACAGGCCCTTCGTCAGGACCTCCGAGAAGCCCCCGTGTTTGTAGTTCGGGTTGTTCTCGCCCCGGTTGTCGACCGCCCCGAAGTGGTGGTTGCACGTCCCCTCGGACGCGCCGTCGACGCCCCAGCCCGCAGCGAGCAGGCAGTACTCGACGTCGTCACGCTCCCGGCCGTGCTCCGACGGCGTCGTTCGGTCCGACTTCGTCGCCGCACAGATCCGGTGGCTCTTGTCCGGATCGGGATGGACGGGATGCCCCTCGTCGTCGGTCGGGGCCTCCTCCGCGATCCGATACTCAGATTCGTCTTCTGTCATGGCGTGATCGTCAGGGTCGGGACTGTCATCGCGTGCTCACCGGCCTGGTGTCAGGCCGCTGGGTTGTTCGGGGCCGAGTCCACGCGGTTGGGTCGGCCCAAGGCTCCCTTGGACGTCGAGCTCGTGCTCGTCGCCGAGGTGGCAGCGCGGGCAGAGGCCGACCAGGTTGCTGCGCGACCAGTTCTCCTTGTCGCCGTCCATGTGATGGACGTGGAAGGAGGTGACCTCGTCGCGACCGCGGCCGCAGCCCGGGCAGTGGTAGGTCTCTGGGTCGTGGTCGTCCCAGAAGAGATCCCGGGCGGGCTGTCGGGGGTCGGTCATCGTTGGGGCTCGAGGAGGTCGTAGGCGCAGTCGGTGCAGAGCGTGACGGTGTCGCCGAGTTCGTAGCCCCGCTCCTGGATGCGGTCCCCGAACGGGTGGTTCAGGAAAGTGTCCTTGTTGAACTGCGCCATCAGCGCGGGGTTCTCCCCCTTTTCGTCGCAGCCGTTGCACGTGAACGTGTAGCCCATTGCCGGTTCAGTGTGAGTTGCGGTTGTGGTTCTCGGCGAGGGCTTTCGCCTCCTCGATGCAGATGTGCTTCTCGAGACTATACCAGACGCCGATGCCGAGGAGGGTGAACAGGCCGTTCGCGAGGATGCCCAGCACCTGAATAGTGGTGGTCCGGCCGGGGATCGCGACGGCCGAGGAGACCATCATCAGCGCGACGCCGATGAGGAGCAGGCCGACAACGTAGGCCGGATGGACGTCGCCCTCGCGGATGAGCTGGAAGTACAGCGCACCGGAGATCCAGACGCCGCTGGCGATCATGCCGAGGACGTCGACAAGGGTAGGGTCAGTCATCGTCCCCTCGATTTCCGTTGAGTTTGATCGGGAGTTGGTCCAGCGCCAGGTCCACGCCGAGAAGCGCGGAGATCATACTGATGAGTATGACTTTGTCTTCGACGCCGAGCGTTATCTCGGGATGGATCGTGTCGGCGACGATGAGTCCGAGCAGCGTGAGAACTGCCGCGAACCCCGCCAGTGATCGTACTCGGTTTTTTAGTTTCATTCATGATTACCAGGGAATCTGGTGAGTGCCCAGGAGCGGATTTGAACCGCTGAAGAGTCATCGGCTTGCGACGATGATGTTCGTGGCCTCGAACGACCTGGACGCGACCGTTCTGGTAAAGGGGGTATGGTGGTGTGGGTAGGGGTATGCCGGCCGGGAGTTGAACCCGCCGCGTCGCGAGGCTCCACGTTGTCCGTAGAGTACTCTCGGTCGGCGGCAGCGCTTGGCCGGCAGCCCGGGCTGTCGGTAGCAGCCCGGTTGATGCGCGATCCCGAGGTCCGAGAGGCCAGAGAGCGTGTGAACGCACGAACCAAGGTCCCTCCGCTGGCGCGTGGATAACGCGCGACCAGCATCATCGGGACTCAGTGGAGGGCGATCAGTACCGATCGCGGGGGGAGGGCTTGGCGTTCAGGAACGCTTCGATCTCCTCGAGCTGAGTTCTATTCCACCGACCGGAATCAAGGGCGGTGTCCCAGTCGATCGCGACGGGGAACCCGCTCACGCACGTCCCGTTCCGCGGATTCACCACGATGCGGTAGGTGACGCCGCCGACCGACGTCTCGAACAGCGACGTGTCGGCGTCTTGCTCGGTGAGCTCCCCCTCGGTGATGCAGCGCCGGATGATCTCGCCGTCCAGGTGCCGGCGGTGCTCGTCGAAGGCGTCCTCGAAGCGGCGTTTGAAGTGGAGCGTCGGTCGGTACGCAGATGGCTCTCTGGGGATGTCGCTCTTAGAACGCTGGTCGGTGGACATGGCGGCAGGGTAGTGCGGTCGGGTTAGTCGTGGAGTGCTCGACCGACCGCGAGGTCGAGGTCTCGGGTGTCTTCGTACTCTCGGTGTAGCGTCTCGACGTCGAACGCGATGTCGTCCTCGCCGGCGAGGAGGTCGACCAGGCGGCCGATGGCGGCGCACTCGATCAGGTCGGGGTTATGGAAGTTCTGGGCCGTGTTCCCGCAGTACCCGCAAATCGTCCCCCAGGCGACCTGCTCGCCGCGCTGCTTCTCGCCCTTCGTCGCGTGCCGGGTCAGGAACTGGAAGCCGACCGCTGCGGAGCGGGTGACTTCTTGGGAGTAGTACTCGAGCGTCGGCTCTCCATCCTCGTCGATGGTCCAGCCGTGGCCGTTCTCAGTGAACTCGAAGTCGGGCTTGGGGGGGTTGATCGTCTTCAGCTCGCGGAAGCAGGTGAAGCAGCGGCAGTGGTCGTGTTTGAACTTCGCGAGGACCTCCCTGCCGTCGCTTCGCGTCTCGCACTCGTTGCTACAGTACCGGCCGTGATGGAACTCCCATCGGTTCCCGATGGCGTCACAGCCGGCGAATCTACACTTGACAGTCGTGGATGATTTGGATGTACTCATGGCTATAAGTAGTAGGCTCCGCGTGGCCCTCCGCAGTGACGTTCTCAGTGTGCGGATTGACTCCGGGCGGGGAATAGGCGGTTCTCTGGGTTAATCGTCCTCCTTGCGTGGGAGCGCGTTACTGGTATGTAGTTGGTCGTCGCGTGATAAGTGTAATGTCAGAGCAGGCAGGACTGGCCCGTTGGCGGTGGATTCGAGAGGGTGGCCGAACCTTACCAAACATCTGAGGGGGATACAGGGGGCGAGTGATTGGTAAGACGGCGGGAAAACTGGCTCAGCGGACCTCGACCGCGCCGTCGACGTACCGGACCGCGTCCGCCGGCGCCCCGTGACCGTGCCGGAGACCACCGGGAACCCACTCGGGAACGTCGACGAGGTCCTCGAACGAGAAGTACCCGCCGCCCGAAGGCCGGATCAGCCAGCGCCCCTCCGACTCGTCGACGCCGTCGTACTCGACGACCGCCTCCACCTCGAAGACGGCGACCGACGCATCGATCGCCGGGTCCACGTACTCCCGCTCAACCGCGAGGATATCGCCGGCGGCGATCTCCTCGCCGTCGACGAGCGCCTGCTCGTAGATCCGCCGCGTCCCGTACCGCTCCGTCCGGATCATCCACTCCGACCGGGCGACGACGTCAGTCACGGACGATCCCCTCCGCGACCATGTGTCGGTAGACCGGCGAGTCCCGCATCCCCCGCGGGAGGACCTCGATAGCGGTCACGTTGAGGCGGGCAGCGAAGACGTCGAGTTCCCGCTCGTCCTCGGGGGTCATTGCGACCAGACCTCCAGCCGGTCGTTGAACCCCAGGTACGTCGGAATCGCGACCGTCTCGGTCAGCTCCCAGCTCTCGTAGAGAAGCCGGTGGAGTCGCTTGTCCGCGGTGCAGCCGCAGCGACCCTGACCGACGTAGACCAGCGTGTCCCCCTTGAACGCCTCAACGGCGTCGGCCGCCATCGAGTCCTCGTACGGTGGCCAGCAGAGGAACAGCGTGTACCCGTCGACGAAGATCTCCCGGGCGCACTCGACCGCGTCGAGGGCGTCCTTCGTGATGATCTCCGTGTAGGTATCCATCCGGGGCGGCTCCGGATCAGTCGCGACGATCCGCGCGCCGAGCTGGTCGACGCACCACGCCCAGTAGCCTGCGCCGGCGCCGACCTCGACGATGGGCGCGTGCTTGGCGATCGTCTCGATGGCCCCCTCGTTCGGGATCGCCCAAGCGTACTTCTGGACGAGGTCCGTCCGCTCGTCGAGGACCTCGACCGCGCGGTCGCCCCAAGAGGAGCGGTTCGCACCTACGGTGACGCCGCCGGCGACCGCCTCGAAGTACGGGTTCTCGAAGGTCACCTCGTACCACCCGACTCGACGAACGTGGTCAGGTTGGTCTCGCCCTCGTCCAGGAGGCGCTCCGGCTCGTCGACGTCAACGCCGACGCGCTTCTGCGCCATCGCGACGTAGTCCGGGTTGAGATCCACGCCTACGAACCGCCGGCCGAGCTCCTTCGCGGCGAGGCAGGCAGTCCCCGCGCCGGCGAACGGGTCGAGGACGATCCCCGGCTCGATCTCGTCGGTCTCGCAGTCGCAGGCCTGCGACCAGCCCGTTCGCTCCCGCTGGCCGTACGAGAACTCCCGGGTGTAGGCACCGAGGACGTCGCGAGCTTCCCGGGCGAGTTCGGCCTTCGACTCGTCGACCTTCCCGTATCCGCCGTCGGAGTGGTGGTTCGACAGACCGTAGTCGTGCAGCCCGACGTCGCGTGCAGCCTCCAAGTGTTCGCGGGTGAGGTCCGACTGCTCGTACAGCTTGAGGGCGCGCTCCTTCTTGTCACGGCCGTTCGGGTTCGTCATGATATCCGGCTCCGTCGACTCGAAGCCGTACGGCGTTCCACAGCTGGCGCAGACCCGCGGCGGGCAAGACGACTTGATGGGGGCCTCACACAACTCGGGAGGGAATACCGCGAAGTGGGCCTCCGGGAAGGGTTTGACCGTAATCTCGAGAATGTCGCCCGGGTTCTTCCCGTTCGGGTGGACGAACTGGTCGGGGTTCAGCGTCTCCTCGCTCCCGACGCTCTGACGACGCGAATGTTCGTGCCGGTTGTCCTCCCGCTGCGAGCGCTCGATCGAGTGCTCCTTGTGCGGCTGGCGAACGGCATCGAGGTCGAACCAGTAGTCCGGCTCGGGGACGAGATGAAAGACGAACTCCTTGTGCTCGTGGAGCCGGTCCTTCACCGGGTGTGGCATCGGGTTCGGCTTGCTCCAGACGGCGTCGGAGCGGACGATCCAGCCAGCGTCCTGAAGCGCAATCGCGACGCGGTGGGGGACGAGCATCTTCGACTTCCGTCGGAGGTTCCCGTTCCGAGCGGGGTTCTTCTCCGGGAAGTCGTGCTGGGGGATGTTGTTCGACGTCTCGTCCTTGCTCTGCGCGCCCCAGGAGCCGGCGAACGAGTCCCCGAGGTTGAGCCACCAGGAGCCGTCCGGCCGGAGAACGCGCCGCAGCTGCTCGGCGACGTCGAGGAGGTCCTCGATGTACTCCTGCAGGTTGTCCTCCAGACCGATCTGGCCGTCGACGCCGTAGTCCCGCAACCCGAAGTACGGAGGTGAGGTCATCGCCATATGGACTGACGACTCGGGGAGCTCCGCGAGGACCTCCGCCGCGTCCCCCTCGTGGATGTCGTTCACCCACTCGGAGATGGTAGTTTCACTGGCCATGACTACCACCGCCCCCCCTCTAAACCGCACGACTGCGGCGAGGTTCCGGGTCATCTATCGAGGCCCTCCTGGAGGACCTGTTCAAGCAGGTCGTCCAGCGTCTCCGGGTCGTCGTTCGTGAACGCATCGAACGTCGCCTGGTCCGGCTCCTTCAGGCCGTGGCGCTCCCGGAAGAACTCTGGGTGCTCAATCCCACCGGGCTTCGCGCCGATGTGGATTTGCGGGTTGCCCTCTTCAGGCATTCCCATCACGTCGACGCGCTTGCCGATGACGAACACGCGCTCGCGGTGCTGAGGGACGCCGAAGTTGGCGGCGTCGAGCTTGTCCCAGGTGACCTCGTAGCCGCCGGCCTCGAAGTGCTCGCAGACCTCCATGATCGCCTCGCCATCGTGCATCGTCGCGAGGCCGGGAACGTTCTCCATCACGAAGAACACCGGCTTGGCCTGGTGGACGATCCGGACCATCTCGATGTACAGCTCGTTGCGCGGGTCGTCCTCCTCGCGCTTCCCGATGTGCGAGAAGCCCTGACAGGGCGGCCCGCCGGAGACCGCGGTGATCTGCCCGACGCCGGCGCCCGCTGCTTCGAGGATCTCCCAGGTTGCGATATCCTGGATATCGCGCTCCAGCAGGACTGGCGGCTCCTCCTGACCGTAGTTCTCGCAGTCGTTGATCAGGTTCGCCCGGTAGGTGTCGGCCGCGTCTTGGTCGGCCTCGACCGCGACGAGGTTCTTGAAGCCCGCCTGAGAGAACCCGAGGTCGAACCCGCCGATGCCGCTGAAGAGTGAGACGTGCGTCGGCGGGTCGGAGTAGCCGAGGCGCGCTTGGAGGTCCTCGGGCTCCTCGTAGCGGTGAGTGCCGAGGAACTCGCTGGTCTCCAGCATCACTGACCCTCCCCGCCGGTGTCAAGGCGGATGTGGTACGTCCCGTCTTTGTGCTCAAAGACATCTCTGATGCTCAGTTCGAGGTCCAGGTTCGCCTCCTCGATCGCGTCGGCGACGCCCCGGGAGAGCCGCGACTCGCAGTGCCCGCAGAGGCCACCGATCAGGGTGACCCGCTCCCGGGAGCAGCCGGGACACGTCACTCGCCATCACCTCGGAGTACCGTTCGAGCGGTCGGCGCCGGATCCCGATCGTCGGACTCAACGAGGTTCACGGGGAGCCAGCGCTGCTCCTCGCCGGCGAGCATCAGGCCCACCAGCGGCGCGTGCTCGCTCTCGAGGCACTCGGGGTTTCGCGCGCTCTCCGGGCGCTCCTCGGAGACATCCCAGTCGTCGGGCGTGATCAGGTCGTAGACACGGTCGCGGGGGCCGCTCGTCGAGTTCGTCGTCCCCCAGGGCGTCCGGATGATCAGCTGCTTCTCAGATTCGGCGTACCGCCGGGGGAGGCGGAGGCCGGCCTGGCTGACGAGCAGTCGCTCGTCGGGGAGACCGACGAGATCGTGGAGCGCCCCGCGGATGAGGTCGACGTCGAGTTCCTCGTTCTCGAGCTCGTCGACGGTCTCCGGGTCGTCCATCTCCTGGTGGGTCCCACAGAAGTACTCCAGGGGACCGCAGTCGTAGGTGCAGCGCTCGCCGTCGCTGTTGAGGGCGCGGCAGCGGGCGGAGCGACCGTCGATGTTCCCCAGGTGCCGGACGAGGCGGACGGGGTCGTCGTGGATCGTCAGCGAGTCGGTGTCGCGGTGCGTCCCGCAGAAGCCCTCCGCGGCCATCATCCGCGAGACGTGGTTCTTGCAGCGCCGATTCCCGTTCGCGATGGCCGGACACCGGCCGTTCGAGTAGACCGAGCCGGGTTCCTCCGACTCCTCATCGGGCTGGTGATCCGGCTCGGGCTCGTCGACGGGTGCGTCCTCGACCTCGACGCCGAAGGATGTGAGGTCAGTCATCGGTCAGCACCTCATTCGCCAGTGCCGCGACGATCAGGACGATGGTGAACAGCGAAATCGTCACGAATCGCTCGAACTGACTGTGGTTCGCTACCGGAAGGCCGATGTAGGCGGCGACCTCCGCGAGTACGAGACCGGCGGCCCACATCAGAAGGAAGATGTTCCGATCAGGCATCGGCGAGCAACACCTCCACGTCGCCAGGGTAGCCGGTCCGCCGCCAGTACACCTGGTACGCGAGCGCGCCGAGGTCTGCGAGTTCGTCGGGGATCCGCTCGGCGTCGCCGTCCTCGTACTCGTGCTCCAGGAGGGCCTGGGCGAGCTCGCCCAGTTCCTCAACGGTTGCGAGCGCAAGTACCGGGTAGGACTGCTCGCCCCACTCCAGGAGGTTCCGGCGAGCCTGCTGTCGCCACTTACGCATCGGCTTCGACACCTCCTGTTGCGTCGGGAGCGTGACGGCAACCGACGCAGACGCCGTCTTCGAGGAACCGCCGGCGAACGGTATCTCCGCAGCGCCGGCAAGTCGCGACGTCGGTCACCTCGAGGAACTCCTCAAACGTCTCCGGAAGGCCGTTACGCATCGGGATCACCATCCTCGTCGGACGCGAACGGCGTCCGGCGCCGTAGAGTCAGCTGCGGCGTGTACCGCTCGATCAGTTCCTGGACGTCCTCCGCCTCGGGTTCGATCGTCATCCGGCGGAGGAACACGTCGTTGTGGACTGAGACGACGAGCGTCCCGTCCTCGTACCCGACGTACGCCACCTCGGGGACCTCCTTCACGCGGAGGCAGATCTCCCCGTCGCTCGCGAAGACGGCGAGCATCCAGTCGCGGGGATCGATCTCCTCGACGTCCGAGGCCTCCGGGCTGCAGAACGCCTCGGCCAGTCGGAGCGGGTGCGGGTGGTCCTGATCCGCCTTCCCGAGCTCGCAGGCGATCGAGGAGCCGACCGTCGACGGCCAGATATGCTCTTCGAGGGCGTACTCAGTCATCGGCCCCCTCCTGCAGCGCGTCCCTGAGCGCCACGAGATCGTCCTTCCGCAGCCCCGAGGCGTCCTGCTCGCCGTCCTCGGTCAGGTTGAGTTCCTCTCGGATCTGTTGCCGGAGGCTCGGCGCGCCGCCCCACGGGGAGCCGTCGATCGCCTCGACGGCCTTCTCCAGAGTCGTGCTCCGGAGCTGCGAACTGCCCGCCATGAACTCCGGCACGTCGAGTTGCTCGCGGATCTGCTCGCGGAGGTCGGCATTCGTCTCAGTCATCGCGACCACCTGCGAACGTGTCGAGGCCGCGGTTCTGCTCACGCCGGCGCTCGTTCTTCTTCAGGTACTCCAGGGCCTCCTTCCACTTCTTGTACTTCTCCTGGGAGAAGTCGTGACGGGCGTAGGCGACCTGGAGCTGGGGGCCGTCGTCGTACTCGACCTCCTTCGGCCAGACGCAGATGCGGTCCCAGGGGTTGTCCGGGTCAATGTCCAGGATGTTCGAGGGACTGATCTGGAAGGCCGACCGGTCGTTGCCGTACTCGCCGTCGTCGGGGTCGATTACGAAGTCGTTCGGGTTCGCGTCCTCGCCGAAGTACGGCTCGTTGCACGCCGGGCAGAGGAACGAGACCAGCTCGAAGTCGCTGGTGTCCTGTTCGTTCGCGCGCTCCATCGCTCGTTCTGCGAGTTCTTTATCTGTGACGTGGCTCATTCGTAGCTCTCAGGGTCGTGGTTCTCGTTCTTGCTCTCCGGTTCATCCATCCCGAGGAGGCGGTCGTAGACGGCGTCGATGAACCGCCTAAACATCGTCCTTCTCCACGTTGAACGTCGACTGGCCGGTCGGCTCGCCAGTAAGGTCGCGCTGCGCGGGCTCGGAGATCACGCTCGTCTCGTCGCGACCGAGGCGGTCGGCCCACTCCGCGATGACCTCGCCGTGGCAGGCCGGCCCGTCGTCGTCGAGGCGCTGGCACCAGCAGCCGAGGACCTTCCCCTGCAGCTGGGCGACCGCCTCGCGGAACGCCTTCTCGTCGTAGAGGCGAGCCTCAAACTCGGTCCGGTACCAGTCGATGCACTGGACGCGGCCGTGGTCGTCCACCTCGAACGGGTTCCCGAGCCAGCCTCGGTCCCCGACGGCGGTGTTCAGGAGATGGCCGTCGCCGCCGTCGCCTCGGCCAGCGTAGACGTCAATGTCGTCGTGCTGGCAGTGGCCGACGCGCGTCTCGTCAGTCATCCTGACCTCCAGCGTGCGTCCGAGAGTTCTCGCCGGCGAACGCCGACCGGCCGGCCGGGTCCTCGAGCTCGCCACGCTCGTAGAGACCGGTCGTTCCGTCGTAGACGAGCTCCCAGCTGTCGGCCATCCGCTCGTCGAGGTCCTCGACCGAGACGTACTGGCCGGGGACGGTGTCGACCGGGATGAGGTGCAGCTCCTCGTCGTCGCGATCGGCCTCGTGGACTTCGTACCAGTAGCCCTGACGGGACTTCACCGTCTGCCCGAGATACTGCGAGGCGCTACTCGGCATCGTCATCACCGTACTGCTCCATCTCGTCCGCGAGGTCGTGGAGCGTCTCGACGTCGTCCGCGTCGACGTCCACTCGGTCGTCGTCGACGTCGGGCTGGTACCGGTTGGCGGCCTCTCGCAGCGCGGCCGCGACGAGATCGCCGTTCTCGGCGAACCGGGTCACGGTCTTCCGGGCCTGGTGGCCGCCGACCGTCGGGCGGATCCCGGCCCGCCACATCTCGACCGCGAGCGGCGGGTCGTCGATGTTGAACTCGTCCTGCAGGGCGTCGATGTTCTCGTGGCCGATCGTGTCGGGCGCGAAGTTCGGCGGGTGCTCGCACTTACACGGCTCGGCGACCGCGGCCGGGCGGTCCCGGTGTTCGCCGTCGTCCACCCAGACCTGGGTAATACGGTGTCCACAGCGCGGGCACTCGTCCAGGTCTTGCCGGGCGAGGAACTCTTCGATGGCGCGCTCGAGGACATCTCCGGTGGTCCCGAGGTTCATGTCCGGGCCGTGATGGGCGATGTCGTGGAGGAGCGCGTACTGCTCCTCGGTGAGAACTGTCGACTGCCAGGTCTCGTCGGCACCGCAGACCGCACTACCGCGGCCGCTGTGAGCATCATCGTCGAAGATCTCGATGTACTCGCAGTCTGGGTCGATCGAGGTCCCGCGGCCAGACCGCGGAGTGTCGACGTTGAGGCGGTAGGTTCCATCGGGACCGGCCCGGAGTTTGATCGATCGGACGTTGTGGGTTCGCTCGACCTCGTCGCTGTTCAGTACCGCGTTGCCCTCCTCGTGCTCGCGCTTCACGATTTCGAGGATCATGCCGATTCCTCCGTCGTCTCGGGAGCGCCGAGCGGCATCTGGTCCGCAGCCTTGATCAGCCGGGCCGTCCAGGCCGCCGCTTCGGAGGTCGAGATCCCGGGGATGTGCCGCCAGTCGACGTCCTCGTGGGCGTCGATTGCCTCGTGGAGAGCGAACTCGGAACTGATCTCGGCGTCTCGCTCCGGGTCGATCTCGGCTTCAGCCATCGATCTCCACCTCGGTCCAGCCGTCGTCCTCGTCGGGTCGGTACAGCTTCCCGTCCCTCTCCTTGAGGTCTAGGTGGTCGAGCATCTCGTCGGGCATCTGCGCGACCCGGAACGCGTCCTGGTTCTGGAGGAACGTCCGCCGAACCGCGTCGGGGTTCTCCTCCGCGAGCTTCGCGAGCGTGTTTCCGGCCGCGGCTACTTTCGGGATGGCTCCCGCAGCGAGGGCCTGCATCTGATAGGTGCTGATCCCGCCGAGGACCGCCTCAACCTCCGCGTCTTCGAGGCCGGTGAGCGTCAGGTCGACGTCACCCATCGTCCTCCTCCACCGGCGGTTCCGGCTCGTCGGGAGTCTCGCCGGGGAAGTCCTCTTCGATGGCGTCGAGTTCCTCGTCGAGACGCTCGATTGACTGGTTCACCGTCCGCAGCGCCTCGAGTGGGCGGTTCTCGTTGAGCGCCATCTGGATGACCTTCAGGTCGGCCTTCGAGAGCTTCGCCTGGCGGAGCGCGAGGTCGCGCTCGAAGGCGAGCCGGTTCAGTTCCTCACTCGCCATCGTCTTGTCCTCCGTCGGTCGCGACCTCCATCGCGTTCGCACGCTGCTGAGCCGAGAGTAGCGCGTGCTCGGTGACCTGGGTCAGCTGGTCTTTTGCAACGCCGGTCGCGTCCGAGAGAGCCTCGGAGACGATGTCGAACGCCTCCTCGGTACCCTCGAGCATCTCCTCGAAGTCGCCCTCCTGGTCTGCTACGTGCTTCTCGATGGCCGACTCAGAGACCTCGTCGCGCTTCACTGCGAGCGAACCGACCAGTCTGTCGCGGTCGATCGACCCCATGAAGACCTGCTGGAGCGGCGCCGTACCCTTGGGCTTCGCGAACAGGTGCTTCGGGAATCCGATAGTCCCGATCCTCTTCGAGTCCGAGTTCGTACTCGGGGCTCTGACGTCGACGTTTCCGTCGAAGCCGCCAACGGCGATCATCCACTCGTCGTCGGCGACCTCCTCCAGTTGGCGGAGGTAGTTCTCGACGTACGCGCGGTACTGCGGGATGGTGCAGACGACCGCCATCACGCATCGACCTCCTCTCCGCCGGCGACTGCCCGCATCGTCTCGTCGACGTACGCGCGCACCGCTTCTGGGTCGGGGCGGGTGGCCGCCTCGGTGAGCGTCCGCACCGTGATCCGGTTGACCTCGTTCTGGAACTCGCTCGGGTCGTCCGGGATCGTCGACGGGATCGCCTCGTTCGCGACGTCCGCCCAGCCGGGGAGCTGCTCCTCGTCGAGAGCCTCAAGCGTCGCCGCCCGGACGTGCGGCTCGGGAACATCTATCTCGACAGCCAGCTCAGGGACCTCGACTTCGGGAACGTGAACGTCGATCGAGATCTTCGCGAGCAGCTCGTTGCTCCCGAGTTCCGAGGCCTTCGGCTTCGACTGCCGCGTCCGGTGCTTGCCCTTCCGCCAGTCCACGACGAGCCAGCCGGAGATGGTTTTTTCAGTCATCGTGATCAGTTGCTCTGAATCCGCGGCGACAGCATGTACTGGCAGCTGCCCTGCCCCTCGGCGATTTCGTGGAAGAGTTTGACCGGGAACTCCTCGCCGAGCTCGACGGTGACCTCCGCGTCAGCGTCGATCGCCTTGTCCATGTCCTTCAGGTAGTCGAGCGAGAACAGCGAACTCGCGTCGCCGACCGTCAGGTCGATCAGGTCATCCCGGGCCAGTTCGACGATGACGTCGTCGGTGTCGCCCTGCGCCTCGATCACGAAGGCGTCGTCGCCGGCGTCGGTCTCGCCGACGCGCAGCCGGATGTGGTCCGACACCATGTCGGAGGCTTTCACGCCGCGGTTGATGTCCCGGCCCTCCAGGACGATCGTCGCCGGGAGGTCAAGGTCGGGGAGTTCGGGCTCGGCCCGGATGGAGTCCGGGTCGATCAGCGCGAGCGTGTACTCCATCCCCTCGATCTGGATGTGGAGCTTCCGGGTCTCCTCGTCCAGCTCGAGGTAGACGAGGTCGCCCGAGTCTGCCATCCCGACGACGTCCTCGAAGCGCGAGAGGTTGATGCCGATCACGCCGCCGTCGGCCTCGTAGGACTCGAACGCGCCGGCGTCGAGGTCGCACCCGACCATCGCGACGTTCGCGGGGTCAACTGCCTTCACGGCGAGGCCGTCCTCGCCGAGGTTCAGCTTGCACTCGTCGACGAGTGTGCTGAGGGGGTTGGTGAACGATTCGAGTTCGGATTTTGCGATGATTGCTTCGAACATTTTGTCTGGTTACTGGTGGTTCAGGCGGCGCTCTCTGTCGCGAGTGCCTGGTCGATGCGGTCCTGCAGCTCGTCGTCGTCGAGGTCGTGGACCGGCCCGTCGACGGAGTCGACGAGGGTCTCCCACTGGTCGCGGGAGAACACGTAGTGTTCCCCGTTGAGCCAGAGCTCGACGGTCGTCATGTCTCCGCGCTGGGCTCGAAGTCGCCAAGCTCGTCAGCGTCGGCATCGGCGTCGACGTCGTCCTTGGTGGCCGCGGGGGCCTCGTCGCCCTGCCAGTTCGGGTGGGTGCATGCGAGTTCCTCCGCGTCGCGGACGACCGACTCGTCGAGGACCTCGCCGGCGACGTCCAGGAGGACGGCCTCCCGGCTCTCGTCGATGGTCCCCGTGGAGTCGATCACGCTGGCCATCACGAGCAGGTCCTCCAGGACGTCGCGAACGAGGACGTCCTGGACGCGCTCGAGATCGGCGGCGGCCTGCTCGATTGGCGAGCGGGCGAGCCGGCCCTCGGGGAACGGATACGGGTTGTTCCCCGAGGCGGTGTCGGCGCCGGGGTCCTCGGGCAGGTAGACACAGGCGAGCACCCGGTCGGACTCCCGGACGGGGAGGTGCGGGTGACTCTTGTGCGTCGAGATGTCGAAGTCCTCGCGCTCGCGGTACTCCGCGAGGTCCTCGGCGAGGACGTCAACGACCTGCATCTTCGGGGTTCCCGACTGGCCGAGGTCGTAGACGACGTCGCCCGTTCGGATGTCGGTGTGCGTCATCGCTCCGACCCTCCCTGGCCGACGAGATCTCCTCGCGGGCAGTCCGGGTTGGTGCAGCGGTAGCACTTCTCCGACTCCTCGCCGCAGGTCTTGCAGACGGTGCCGGACGAGGCGGCGCTCACTGGCCGACACCACCGTCGGCCGCGGGGAGTCGTTCGGCGACCGATTCGAGGACGAAGGTCGCATGCTGCTCGATGACCTCGCGGCCGGTCTTCGTCGTCTCGTACTCGTTGGTGCGGCGGTCGACCATCGACTTCGCGATGAGGCCGATCTCGACCAGCTCGTCCAGGTTGGGATAGAGCCGGCCGTGGTTCACCTTGACCTCGCGGAGCTCCTCGACCTCGCGCTTGATGCCGAGGCCGTAGGGCTGGTCCTCGTCGGCCTTCCCGCGCTCGATGCGCCGGAGGCAGAACAGGAGGTCCTGCTGGAAGGCGGAGAGGTCGCGGTGGAAGTTCACGCCACCGTCGGTGGCGACGCGCCGCGTCTGCTCGTCGACGCGGTCCCAGTCGACATCGTGGCCGGTGTCCTGGAGATGCTCGTACCACGCGGTTCCAGCGTCCTGCTGCGGGGAGCCGGTGAGCGCGTTGGTGCCGTCGATGATCTCCTCGTAGTCGCAGTCGTGACAGACGACGTGATACGTCCCGCCGTCGCGGCGGTTGTCTCGGTCGGCCGGGCAGAGGTGGCGCTCAGCCTCCTCGGCTGAGAGCGTTGCGCCGCAGTCGGCACATTTGAGAATTGGTCCGTCAGCGTTGCTCGTCCCGAAGAATCGGGTTCTGTCCTGTTCGTAACTTTTTCGGTCTTTGACGTTCTCTGTAGGCATGCTCTGGGCCTCCTTGCGTGGGAGCAGGTTGTCTAGAGCACTGGACCTCTCACGAGGTCCGGTCCGTTTGAAACGCGCGTCCTCTCTTGTTTTCGATGTGGGAGACGAGAGTCCGCACGCTGTGAGATGTCCAGTGGTAGGCCTGCTCTAACATGTGCCTGTGTGGCCAGTATAATAAATTTGACCCTCGACGGCTGTCGTCGATGGGTTGAAGGCTAAAGAGAGCGCCTAATTCAGTAGATGCCGAATCGGGACGAGAACACTGGCCGCTTCGAGGCAACCGTCGATGAGGGGGATATCGCCGATCTATTCGAGTCTCACGAGCCGCGTAGCACTCGCGAGGTCGCGACGATGCTGGGGATATCCCGATCGCGCGCGTACGAGTGGCTTCGAGATTTGGAGGCGGACGATGTCGTAGCGAGTAAGAAGATCGAGGAGCTGGGCGGCGTCGTTTGGTGGCGCGAGTGAGTCTTACCAAACATTCTAACGGCATTCCCACCCTGAGAGTTTGGTAAGGCTGGAGAGACCACCGGTCGACCGGGATGCTGCGTCACTCCTCGTCGAGGAGATCCTCGGGCTCGAGCTCGCCGGCGTCGAACTCTTTCCCTCGGTCGCTGATCCAGTAGCTGCCGTCGGCGCTGTTGAGAAGGCCGCGCTTCGTGAGCGCCCGGCAGCGCTGGCCGACCCAGTTTGAGGAATACGGGACGTTCAGTGCGATTGAGGCGGGTTTCAATCGTGCGCCATGGGAGGCCATAAACTCCAGAATGTAGGGGTCGGCGGGTTTCATCCAGGAGACCTCCCGATGCATGACCAGGGATTCACATTTCCCTGATTTAACCGCGTTGAAGCCTGCGGCCAGTGATTTAGACCGTGATTAAACTAACCTACTTGGGTGAGAAGGCTTATTAGCGGCTGGCTAATTGTTCTCCGTGTCGAAGGTAATCGCACGCTACGCTGCCCTCCCAGAAGGCAGCCGGTGTTGGAGCACCGACCGCGAGCCTTCGACGATAGACGCCTCGTGAAGGCATTAACGGGCGAATTAACACCCGCTTAACGTCTTCCCGATTCCCTCGGAAAGACATGTCAGCGTTCACCCGTCACCCTCAAAGATATACCGCTTCTGACGACAGAAGCGACACTGGAAAGCGGTGTCTACGCCGAGGAAAGCATCGATTACTGGAGCTCCCCTATCCTGAGACCAGTTTCAACCCACTGTTGGCGAGGGTTTATTACACTCCTAACAGTACTCGACGGTTGAACGCACGAAACAAGGATACGGGGATCCGCACCCAGCAAAATCCTGCTCCCACGCACGATTCGCCGCGGATCTCCTTTCACGGAGGCCCAGTATGACCACCTCAGGCAGACCACGTCACCCCCGCCCAGTTCGCCGATCTCGTCACCTGTCTCGACGTAGAGACGCGTCTGACGCGAGGGGAACTGTTTTAGTACCCGAGCGGCAAACCTCGGAGTATGCACTAAAAGACGAGAGGTCCGCCGACGAGAACCCAACGCCGGCAGAAGGGACGCGCTTGGACACTCGTCCCTTCTCGCCCCGGCATGATAACCGTTTCGCCTCGGAGAGAGGCGTCACTGTGTCTTGTCGGGGTGTCGCCCTCGGGCGGCGCCGGTTCGCGACGATCTCGCGAACCCATGTACACCAATAGATCCAGCGATAGCACGACCCGACCGCAGCACCAGTCGACCGATCAGACCGACGTCCAAGAGCCAGCTGCTCGCGACGTCAACCGCGTCGAGCCACCGAACGGTACGCTCGTTTTCGAGGTGAGGTGAGTTCAATGCCCAAGAAACACGAAACCACAGGACGGCGCGGTATGAACACCCGACAACAGTCCAGTACCCGTGAAGGGTTAGGCCGCAATACTGACGGGTCCATCGTCCGGGTACTGCAGCACCACACGTCCAAGCTCCGCCGAGCTGCCCGGCTGGCTCTCGATAACCCCACCCGTCGGACACTCCTGAAGGTCCTCGCAACCCACGACAACGGCGTCACGTACCAGGATTTGTTCGAGTACCTCCCCGTCTCGGAGCGTTGGGTCCGGGAGATCGTCGCCGACCTCCGCCGGGAGGGAATCGTCGAGACACCAGGGAACCCCGCGCTAATCCAGTTCACCTCGAGGGAGGTGATGCTCGCCGTGAAGGAGGTCCTCGCATTCATCGCCTCTGACTGGATTGACGCTATCACCGGGGAGAAACCGCCGAAGACCGGCCTCTCACCGTCCTCTACCGCTGAATCGTCTCCGCAACAAACTGAAAACTATCTAAAAGCAATGGTCAAGATCATACGCGGGCAAGGGGGCTGACCCTGGGTCAGCCCCCTTCGGGGCCGGGGCGGCCGCCCCGGCCCCTACGGGGCTTGCTCTTCGAGCCAAGCCCCTCCGGGGCGGAGCGCGGCCCGCCCCGGCAAACGGCGTTAGCGGATTACGGACTCATTTCGGCTACGGGATTATAAAACTACCGGTCCCGTGACACTCGTGGCGTCCTGTCCAACCGTCCGACTCCGTAGACCTCGTAGCCGCCTTCCGCCGGGAACTACCATCTTCCCGAGAGTTCTCGGACCGTCGTCTCGGTCGGCTGTCTCGCCTTACCAAACATTCTAACGGGTATCCTAGCCCTCGTGGTTGGTAAGGTCCGGTTCGTCTGACGTGGGTTTTATCACGTCTCCGACCTCTTTGCTCTCTTTGAGGCCAGAGAGACCTATGAGAATCGGAGTCACCAACCAGAAAGGAGGTGCCGGGAAGACGACTACCACACTGAACGTTGCCGGCGCACTGAACCAGCTCGGAAATGACGTCCTCGTGATTGACCTCGATCCGCAGGGACACGCCACGGAAGGACTCGGCTTCGAGGACCTCTACGACGATCCCGACCGCGACTCGTTGTTCGACGTCCTCCCTGACCTCGACCGGATGGACGAGCTTGAACAGCTGGTCGTTGACCATCAGGAGGTCGACGTCGTCCCCAGCCACGAGCGGATGATCAACGCCGAGGACGAGCTCGCAAACGAGATGAAACGAGAGGAACGCCTCGATATGCTCCTCGACGAGAGCGGTGCCGACCAGCGGTGGGACTACGTCCTCGTCGACTGCCCGCCGAACCTGGGCGTCCTCACCGACAACGCGATCGTCGCGACCGGAAACGTCCTGATCCCCGCGCAGGCGAAGTCCACGAGCATCCGCGCGATCGAGCTCCTGTTCAAGCAGCTCCGCAGCATCGAGTCCGCGTTCGCCGATGTCCAGGAACTCGCGGTCGTCGCGAACGAGGTTGAGGTCGACGGCGAGGCCGACGAGATGATGGCGTGGTTCAGAGATGTCTTTGAGGACAGAGAGAACTGCAAGGTCTTTGAAGTCAGAAAGCGAGTCGCACTCCAGCGCGCCTGGAACGCCGGCGTCTCGATCTTCGAGCACGACGAGGAGTGCGACATGGAGTCGGTGTACCTCGATGTCGCCGAGCACCTGGAGGGATTCACCAATGAGTGATGACAAGCGCGACCGGGACCCGTGGGAGGACCGATACGATCAGGAGGACGCCGTCGACGAGTCCGAAACGTCGGAACAGTCAGAGGAATCAAAGACATCAAAGAGGTCTCAGACAGCGGAGACAGCAGAGAGTTCTTCGGCGTCAGATACGGTAGAGAAGTCGGAGAGTGAGGAGACGTCGAAGAGCGAAGAGAGGTCGACCGTCCGGGAGCGAAAGAACGTGAACATGTACCTCCCCGACGACCTCGTGAGCGACATGCAGCTGCGCTACTCCGAGCTGAACGTGAAGTGGCGTCGAGAGCACGACGACGATCTCCCGAAGAACGAGGTGTTCTACCCGGCGGTGATCAGCGCCGCCCTCAAGGGGACGTCGATCGATGCGGAGATCGGCCTCAACGAGGAGTAACCCGGTATAAACTTATAAAAATTCGATATGAAACTCGCTACATGAGCGAAAAAACCGACGATTCCGGCTGGCGGAACCCCTCCGAGGAGGACAAACGCCAGGCGAAAGAGAACTTCAAAGGGTTCCTCGTCATCGTCGCGGTCCTCTTGGTCGTTATCGCCGGCCTCGCGTGGCTCGGTGGCTCGGGCGGGGAGACCGTCGTCGACCGCGAGAACCCCCAGCGCATCACCGAGTCGTTCGCGGCCGAGCAGGGCGACCAGATCCGCGTGAACATCGCGAACACCGCGATGGGCTACCGGACGCACGTCGCGATCGAGAGTCCCAGCGGTGAGACGGTGCTGAGCGAGGGCGTCCAGGACAAGGGCTCGTTCGAGGTCAGCCTCGAGGAGACTGGCGAGTACACCGTCCGGATGGATCCTCCAGACTCCTCGTCGACGACCGCCGGCTCGGTCGAGGTCATCATCCTGGAATAGACCGGGGACTGCCAGCGAGCTTCACTTTCACTTTGCCTGGCGGAGATTTAACAGTTTACGGGACAGTTGTAGCCTGCTACCGCTCCCACGCGGAGGCCGCCCTCACGTTTTCAAAAAGGAGCCGCAGTCACGCCTTTCCGATGTACTCCCAGTCCTGCCCGCCGGAGCCGTCGCGCTGCACGCGCCACTTGTACGGACCGTGACCCTTCCCGTCGTTGCAGGTACAGTCGGCGCCGCACTTCTGCATCTTCTTCACGATCGTCCCGCCACCAGTCTCCTCGACATCGACGACGTCCGGGTCGTCCTGGACGGCCTCCTCGTCGACGGGCGTCTCCAGGTGCTCGATGAGTTCCTCGCAGTACTGGATGATCGCGTGGAGCGTCGGCACCGCCTGCCGCTGCAGGCCGTCGACGATGTACTGCGGGATCTCGTCCGGGGGAGCAGGTTGGTCTGGCATGGCCTCACGCCTCCAGTTCGTAGGTGACCGTCTCGCGGCCGTCGACGTGGTCGCCGCGCTCGAGCTCGCTGAAGTCGTGCTCGGTCGCGATCCCCGCGGCCGCTTGGATGTCCGCCGGCTCGATCAGCGCGGTGACCGTCAGGGTGTCCCGCTCCTCGTCCGGCCGGGCCGCCGAGATGTTCGCGGCGTCGACATCGGCCGCAGCGAGGGCGTGCATGAACTGGCTCGTCGTCTCTTCTGCGTGGGTTTTCTGGTACATCGTACCTTACCAAACAGTAGACGCCCCATCGTTATAATTGTTTGGTAAGGTAGGTACGAGACCCGGCCCGCCGAAACAATATCGCAACATACGGTTTATCCGCCCGGTTTAGAGGCCCGTTCCCGGCGTCCAACCCCCGGGGTGAACGCCTCCAGAACCACCTTCCACGAGGCAAAATCAGCAGACGGGAGCGTGTTGCCTCGAAGCAGACGCGGAAAATGTTCGATTCTACTTGAGGAATCGAACATTATTAGCCCGTCGACACTGATAGTCCGGTTACAGATGCCCGCGGCCGACACCGACGACCAGCACTGGCTCAAGCCCGCCCAGGTCGAGGCGATGCGGGACGTCGTTCGCGACGGCCGCCATCCCGAGCGCGACGACGCGATCGTCGTCCTCCTCTACGACACTGGGCTTCGGCGTGGAGAGGCGGCGCTCGTCGATCGGGACATGGTCGACCTCGACGAGGAGCAGCTGCGGATCCCGACGTCAATCCAGAAGGACTACCCGAACGATCAGGTGCCGCCGCCGGCGACGTTCCAACTGGACAGAGATGCCTCTCTTCGGACCGTCGCAACGGTCCAGGAGTACCTCGAGGCGCGGCAGAACGACACCGCGGCTCTGATAAACAGCCAGAAGTCAGACCGGATGACCGGGAAGGGGATCAACGACGTCGTCCAGCGGGCCGCTCGACGAGCGGGCGTTCGCCCCTACTGCTTCTCGGGGCGGGGCGACCCGGAAGATGTCTCCGCCCACACGCTCCGCCACAGCGTCGCCTGGCGGATGCTACGCGCCGAGGAGTCCAACACTCTCTACGACGTCAGGAATCGCCTGCGGCACGCCTCCATCCTCACGACCGAGCGGCTGTACGACCACTTCGTTACGATCTAACCGAACCGCTTGAAGATCTCCGTGGTCGTGAGGACGTCGACGAGGTCTTGGTCGTCGTAGTCCCCATCGTCGCTCCAGAGCGCCGCATCCCGCTCAAGGGCTGCGGCCACGTACATGGCATCGTCTGGATCCTGATCGCGCATAGCGCGTGCTGCCTCTTGGAACGAGCTGGTGATCTCGGCCTGCGGGATGACCTCAATCCGTTTGAAAAGGGTGTGGATGAGCTGCTCGACCTCTGATTCGTCGAGGCCAGACTTTTGCATCACCGTCTCAACGTGCTTGTCCACTTCGTCCTGAACGTACGCCGGAGTGAACAGGCTTGGCTCGATCTCGACCAGTAGCGTCCGTGTCGTCGAGTCCACGATCAGCGCGGAGATGATGACATTCGCGTCGACGACGACCCTCATCCGTCGACGCCGCGGCTCTGCTCTTCGGAATCACGCTTCGCCTGCTCGCCCGCCTTCCGGTCGATCGACGCGGCGATCTCGTCGACGTCCTCTTGGGTGAGCTCGCTCCCTTCGACCAGTTCCTCCATCACTTCGAGATCGCGGATCTTCTCGCGAATCGCGCCGCGCGCGACCTGACTCCAATTGATCTCCGGGTGGTCGTCCATCTGTGCTTTCAGGTCGTCATCGACGGCGAGGGTCAGGTTGGGCATACACATAATTATGTGAGCGCACACAGTAAAAACCTTCCGCGCTCCTTGATGCGAACGCCCGCATCTGGTGGGTTGATCCCGAAGAACTCGAACGGCAGCCATCGAGACCTACGCCGAAGCCGATGCGACTTCTTGCGGCTCCGCCCCCGCCTCGAGGGCGATGTCGGACAGCTTCAGCAGCACGTCCGCCTCCTGGAGGTCCCGGGCGGCTTCGCGAACCCCGACGTCGTCCTGCTGGAACGGGACCTCCTTCCCGAGCAGCGACTTCCTGCCCCGGTAGTGCGCGGCGTACAGCAGCGGGTTGATCGCGTTCGGCTCCTCGTGCGCGAAGACGTGGGTCACATCGTCGCCGTCGAACAGCGTGACGTGGACCTGCCGGCGGGCGAGGATCGACTCCAGAACCTCGATCGGGACGCCGAGCGCGGGGATCCGCTCGAGCGTGCCGAGCAGGCGGCGGAGCTGCGGGCGCTGGACCTGCCGGCGCGCCCAGCTCGAGTACTCCGTCCGACCGTCCGGCCCGGTCTTCAGCCCGGCGGCAAAGTTCCAGAGGTAGCCCTGCTCGTAGAGCGCGGCCTCGACGCCCTCCGGGTCGAGCGCGGCCGTCCCGACGAACTCGTTCTCGTCCGCGCTGTTCTCCGCGTACATCCCTTTGTCGGCGAGGAACCGGTCCAGCTTCGGGACGATCGTCCGCCGGAGCGGTCCCCACCAGTTCGCGTCGGGGCCGAGCGCGCCGCGCCCGAGGTAGAGTCCCAGCGCCAGGTACGCCAGGGTGAGAACGAACCCGCCGAGGAGGATGAGGTCCTGCCCGGCCAGCGCGTCGATCATCGCCGCCTCCAGACCGCAGTAGTTGAGGTCGATGCGTCGGTCGTGCGTCCCGCTGCTCGCGAGACGAGGGTAATCTTCTCCATTGGTCGAAGTCGAAAAGGCAGGCTCTGGCCTCCACGGTGCCGTCATCGCCCGATTCAGTCTGCGCCCGTCAGCCGGCGGTGGATACGGTCAGCG